TTCGTTTAGAAGCTGTGGGAGATGACCCTTCAACCCAACTTTATAACGCAAACACAGCTAAACAAATTGTAGAAGAAAAAATAGGATATTCACCAGAAAATGTTGAAGTTATTGGAAACCGTTTTCTAACAATTGATGACGCACGACCTAACACAAAAGTTATGAGAGACCAAGAAGGTAATAAAGTTCGTGTTGATAATGACGAGTTGTTAGAAGCCTATAAAAATGGAAAATTAAATAAAAAATATAAAAAAATAGATTCTATTGATGAAAACATTGTTGCAGCCGAGATGGAGAGAAATGGTTTTTACAATATTGAAGAAGAAAATAAAAAGCCATCTAAGACTGAAAAACAATTAAAAAACCAACTTTATAAGATTTTGTCTAAACTTGGCGTTTCTACAATATCAATGAAAGAGTATGCTGAAAAATATAAAATGAAATATGGAACAGACCCTTCCATAGAAGCTCTTGCTGACATAGCTAATAAGGTAGTTGCTTTTGCAGAAGGAAGAGAAACTGTTGAAAATCTTTCAGAAGAGACAGCTCACTTTATGATTGAGGCTTTTCGTGACCAAAACGTAATCGATAAACTTGCTTCAGAAGTACACACCACTGACGAATGGCTTTCTGAAAGTGATATGTATCGTGAAAAGTATAAAGAACAAGTTAAAAACGAACAAGAACTTGACAAAATGGTTCGTAGAGAGGTTTTAGGTAAAGTTCTACAAAATAAAATTTTATCACGAACAAATGAAGAAGCAGAAAGCTCAGAAGGAAATCAAAGCATATTTGACCAACTTTTAGAACTTTTTGATAAGTTCATAAATCGTGTTAAAACCTTTTTAAACGGAGATATTAAATCTGAGTTCAACCAAACATTAGACGAAATTGCGGATAAAATAGTTTATGGAGGCATTGAAGAAATGTTAGACGCTGAAAATATTGGAAAGAGTGGTCAGAAAACCTATTTTAATACTAAAACATTCAGTGACCTTTTCATAAACTTATTTCAAGGACTTCATTTCATCTCAGAAGGTGCTACCAGAAATGACCTTAATTTTCAATTAAATCTAATGCGAGAAGCAGACGAAAAGACTGTAATAACAATGTCTTTAAATCGTTTTGAAAAAGAACTGAATTATCTTTTACAAAAAACAGAATCTATTAGAAATGGAAAAGAAAAAATAAGTGGCAACGATGTTTTGTTATTAACAAGTTATTTACAAAATGTCGAACCTCTTTTGTCTAATTTAAAAACAGCAATTGTTAAAGAAAAAGTATTAGGAGATAACACAGATTCTTATAGTAATAAAATAGATGAACTACGAAATAAAATAGGAGATTTAAAAGGAATGAGAGTTTATATTTATCGTAACAACCTTAAACGACTCATTCAAACTATTGAAGAAAACCCCAACTACCCTGAAGATTTTAAAAAGAAAGCTGTAAAAATGTTGGAAGATGAGTTAGAAAAAGTAGGTTGGTGGAGAAATTTATTTGGTATAATGACAAACTCGAACAACGCTTTCCTACAACTAATGGGTAAAGTAGTTCATGATATGACAACTCGTACTAACACAAAAATTGTAGAAAATGTAAAACCTCTTATACGTTTTTACGAAGCCAACAATTTTAACTCACAAGAGATAGCTAAACTGATGATGTCTCGTGACAAAGAGGGTAATATAGACGGTTTTATCATTTCCAACGGGAAATATGCAGAATATGAAAAAGCATTAGTAGAACACGCGTTTAATACATACAAAAAGTATCTTGGAGATAAATTAGGAGAAGAGTTTACCTTAGAAGAGTTTGAACAAAATGCAGATAATTGGAAAACTAAAATTGCAGATGCAATAGATTTAGAGCGTTCTGTTGGAACTAAGATTGCAAATGAGATTGAAGATTTTAGACTTGAAAATGAGGAAATGTCTATGAAAAAAGAGTATTATTTACAACAAAGAAAAGTTAACGAAATACTTGATTTAGATAATAATACTAAAACATTAGTGTCTTCAATTCGTTATCAACGTTGGGAAATACTTAACAAATATCGCGACAAAAAGACAGGTAAAGTAAACATGCAAGATATTTCCGCAAGTGATATGACTCGCTTGGAAGGTCTTAACCAAGAACGTCAAAAAGCTAAAAGCGAGTTTAATTCTATTGACGGAAGTAGAAAAGAAGGTGATGAACTTGAAATCTCTCTTAACCTACAAAAGTTAGACCAATATAATGCCCTTGTATTTGCAAAAGACAAAGAACAAGCTATAAACGAGTTTAATGAAAAATGGGGCACAGAGGTTAAGGTTGAAGATGTTACAACAAATAACAGGGTTGTAGTTCAGGCTTTTGTTGACCTTATAAATGAAATAGAACAAACAGAAGGTTCTGAGAAAGCATTTCAAACATTAATGGCTAATGGAGGTTTTAGCTTTAATGATGCTTTCTGGAACAGTTTTGGAGAAGGGAGTTTAAAAGAGACATTGACTAATCTCTTAGGTTCAGGTACACATAATATGGATTCTGAAATAAAACAACTTCTTGACAAAATGAATGAAAAAGCACAATTACTAAGACAGTTCACAAGTCGTTATAATCCCTCTGAGATTGACGGAAACCGAATGAACGAGTCTCAACAAGAAAACATTCGTAGATTAGAAGAAGAAATTGCAAATCTCACAGACCTTATAGCTGCAAATGTTAAAGAATTTAGAGAAGCTCGTGAAACAAGAAAAGAAAATTCTAATATAAATAATAATTTTGAATCCACAGTTAATGACGCCTACAAGACAGCTTTGAAGGAAAGTGGTTTAGATGAATTAGAGTTTCTGAGCAAAAACATGACATCTAAAAATAAATACGCTTTTGTTAAATTTGGAAAAGATTTATTAAACGGCAACATAACATCAAGTATGATTGACTTTTTAATAAAAATAAAAGGCATTGACCCTAATTTATTTGAAGACATGTCTCGTGAAGAAATCACAAGTTACTTTAAAACTCAAATATTAGGAAAAATGACTAATTCTGAGTTAAAGAAAGTTCAAATAGCTTATGGTTATACCAAATTATCAACATACTATAAACAATTAGCACCTAAAGGTTTTTCAGAACTTATGCAAAACATGAGAAACGGTACTATATCTGTTACATCTGTTATAGAACAGCTACAAAACCCAAATGTACAAACACAAACAGGTACGGTTCTTGACTTTATGAAACTTAATACAGAACCTTCTTGGATGGAAGACATAAGTGGAAACACAATGTCTAACCCTAATTATAGTGGAGAGTTTAACAGTTTAAGACAGTTTAAACATAGTAGTAAGTTTTATAATAAAGACTTTTTCAAAAAAATGGGCATTGCCGAAAGTGATATTGAAGAGTTTGAAAAAGATATGTTAGGATTTGATGCAAGTAAAGCGTCACGTAAAGAATTTGCATTATGGCAAAAGTTTATCAAAGCTAAACGAGACTCTTTGGATATGTACGGGATGAGACACAGCTCTCTGTTCGAACTACCTCAATTTTCAAAAGGTCGTATAAACAAGTGGACTACTATTGCTAAAAATCCTATTGAAGGTGTGAAGAACGCTATCAATGACCTTGTGATGACTCGTGTGGATAGTCAGGAGTTTGGTGCTAAAGCAGAAGACGGTACAGACTTACAAGAACTTACAGGTGTGAGAACTCTTCCTAAATTTGGAGTGCGGAGATTGGAAGAAAAAACAGATATTTCAGAAGAGTTAATTTACTCCTACTGTGCTCTTTTATCACATGCTATATCTTATGAAGTTAAAAACGAACACTTAGAAGAGGCGAATGCCATAGGTATTGCTATCCAACACAAAGCAGAAGAGCAAGGTTTAGATGCTAAAAAATCAGGACATTATGCTTGGCAACAAGCAATGGATAACTTCTTTTATGGAATTACAGAAACATTTAAAGCTGAGTTTGATTTATTTGGAAAAAAAATAAACTTGGGTAAGATGGTTCGAACATTTAATGGATTTGTAAGTGGAGTAAACTTAGCATTTAATCCATTTGTTGCAGGAACATCTTATACAACTGCCACAATAAATCTACATTTGTGGAAAAGTGATTATTTTGATAAAGACAGTTACACTTGGTCTCAAAAAGAGTTCTGGAAATTACTTCCTGAATTTACGGCAGATACAGGCAAAAGAATGTCGTTTTCACGTTTAGGACAACTCGCCGAAATTGTAGGATATGAAGATTTAAATGAACGTCTTAGAAATGCAAGTTATAATAGGTTTTTCCGTTTAATGGACAAATCTCCACAAGCATTAAATGAAATGGCTAACATACCTATAAAATATAGTATTATGTTAGCAACACTTGATGATGTTCGTCTTTATAAAGGAAATTTTATACAAAGTAAGGTGTTTTTTAGTTTAGATGAACATAAAAATAAAAGCAAAGAGGAAATAAGAGCTGAATGGGAAAATTTAAGAAAAGATAGTTTATACAATGTAATTGTTACTAACAAAAACGGAACATATGAACTACGTGATGATATTAAACCGTATAAAGAAGCGTTTGATAAAGCGATGTTATATGTGGCAGGAATGACACGTAAAGCTAATTCTGAAACAGACGGTGTACTTTCAAAAGCAGATGCTATTAACATTAAACGAAATTGGGCATTTTCAGCAGTTCTTATGCACAAAACATTCTTGTCTTTAAACATTGACAAGCGTTTTAAGAAAAGACACTTAAATTTTACAACAGGAAGAGAAGAAGTAGGTACTTATAGAAGAATTTGGGATTTTGCAGAAGAAGCATACAAAAATATGCCAAATAAATCATTTGGAGAGTTTACAAAACAAGTAAAAGAAATGTGGGGTAAGCTCTCAAAAGAAGAGAAACAAGAATTTTATCAAGTACTAAAAGAATGGAGTGTTGCGGTTTCACTAATGGTAGCTACAGCTCTTATGGCCAGTGTAGCAGACGACGATGATAATAAGGATGTATGGGCGATACAAGCAGCCTCTTATATTGTTTTCAGAACCACAAGTGAGTTTTCACAATCTCACCCTTTGACAGGATGGAAACAAGTTCAAGAGACCATACAAGAACCTTTTGTTTCTATGGGTTATTTGAAAGATGTTTTAAAAGAAGACGACTTCTCACTCAAAGAAATTGAAAGCGGTAGATATAAAGGATTACCAAGAATTGGACGTAAAATAATGAAAATGTGGTATCCTCGTCATTACTTTAATTTAAAAGATTTACATAATACCACAGTAAATTATAGAGACCAAAATAAACTTGCACTTGGTTATAGTCATAAATGGTTAGAAGATTAGAAACAGAAAAGCCCCTATCAAAGGGGCTTTCTTATTATAAAAGTTAAAACTAATTAATCACATTCATTATATTCTTGTTTCAAAATAGTTTCTTCCTGTTTATCATAAGATTTAATAGATTTACTTTCAACAGCATTTGTTTTTAACACCATACTACGAGCAATTTCAAAATCTATATTAGGATGTTGTAATTTATATTCATAATTATTAACATTAGGATTTTCAATTACAGTTTGTCTTCCATAAACAGAATTACCTTCTATTTGTCCTACTTTTTCAAACAAACCTTCTGCAACTCTTATAAAATTATCAGAAACATTATTTGCAACAAGAATATCACCGTCTACTCTATAATCACCCTTAAAACTTTTCATTTGAGAAAAATTATTAGAATTATAAAACCGCTCAAATTCAACTGCTGAATTGTTACGGATTCCGTCATTCTCATATTCAAACAAGTCTTGCATTGAAGGATGTTTAGATAAAATAGAATACTGCTTTAAATTCTCAAAAATAGAATCTGTAATGTAGGTGTTTCTAATTCTATCTTTTATTTGAGATGAGTCTGTTGTGAGACGTATTCCACTCTCAGTAACTTCAAAATACTTAAGAATATTATTATACAAAGATGTGTTTTCAAACTTGTTCTTTAAAATATAATTTTGAAAATCTGAATGAAAATTATTTGTAAGATAATGATAGTTACCGTTGAACATTTGATATTTCAGCTGTTCTTTTGCGAAATTAGGCAGCTTTTCTGTGTTCAAGGGGTTCTTGTTCATTAACTTATAAATCGTCCATTTTTGAGCCGTTTCTGTGAGTTTTTTAACAACAGGGTCATTTAATTTAGAAGCCTCCTGACGAATAAAGTTTTTAAACGCATCTTTAATCAGTTCTCTATTTTCAGATTTCTGTACTTCTGTTCTGTTGAACATTCCATTTTTAAAAAATGGTAGTCCTTTTAAAAAATAATTATTAATTATTTTAGGATTATCTATAATAATCTGAACAGCATCATCATATGCTTCTTCAGGAGTCGGTTTGACATTTACCTTTTGATAAAACCCATCAGAAGTTTTTATTAAGTTCTGTTCTTCAAATAATTCCAAATCACTTTTTTCAGAACTTAACTCTACAAGCGTTTTTTCACGATTATTTTCTGATACTTTTAAATAAAATGAATCTGTATTAACTGAGTCTTTTCCAAAAAAACTATCTATATCATAAGAAAGAGTTTGAATATCTTCTGTTATGTAATCATTACTTCTTAATTTTTCTGTAAAATTATAAATGTTGTCTATAAAATCTAATATTTCAGTTTTAGATTTTTTATCATATTGTTCTGATAAACCAATAACATCAATATTATAATCTATTAGTTTTTCTTCAATCTCTTGCAATAAACTTTTAATTTCTTCACTTTGTGTTTCCCATATAAAGTTGTCCAAACGTCTTAAGAACTTAGAATCTTGTCCTACCTCTAACCCTTTGTCTGAAAACTGTAATGTTTCAAACATTGTGGCAAATCTATTACCCTTAATTCTGGGTGTAATTTGTCCTTTAATGTCCTGAAAACGAATAACCTTATTCATTTTTGAATACTTATCAAACACTGTTTCAGAAAATGCTAAATCATTAGTAAAACGTTTTTTGAAAGAAGGATATTCTTGTAAATTGCTAACAATCATATTGAAAAGCTGTCTATCTTTAACTCCTGCTAAATTTTGTTTTAAATAGTTTTCTACTTCAACAGGGTCTTCTTTTTGAACTTTTCCTAAATCATCTACCTCATCCTTATATTGTACAAGCTCTTCACTAAACTTAGAATTATCTAATGTGTTTTCAAGATAGGTATTATTAGACATATACTCTTTACGAACCGCTTCAAACAACCTTTGTACATTTTGTTGAATTTCAGGATGTGTCAATAATAAAATAGCTTCTCCTTGTGAATATAGTTTACTCTCAAAAAGGAGGTCTTCTTTTATTTGAAAATAACCATTAGGGAAAAAAGTTTTATTTATTTCTTGATACAATTCTTCAATACTATCCACAACATCTCCAAAATCATTAGATAACTTATAAATTTCAGCAGGGGTGACAGCAGCTTTCCAATTCCTCATTATTGTGTCCATTACCAACACATCTTTAAGATGAGGTTCTCCATTATTATCTGTCTCATATATGTCTTCTAAATATTTAGACACAGATAAAACAGGAATAGGTTTTAAATCTTCAGTATTATAACCAAATATTTCTTCAACAGATAATTGAAAACGTTCAGGTATTTCCTTTTGAGTATCCACTTTATCTAACAACTTTTTTAATTCAAAATTAACTAAATTACCATTAATTTGTTTGTTGTCAGATATGTCTTCTGTTGATTTTAAAGGTTTCTTTTGTTTTTCAGAAAGTGTTAAAAATGCTCTTTTTTGTACATTTCTAGCTTCTACTTCACCTTTACTTCTCAAATAAATATCCATAGATAAATTTGAAATATTTTGGTTTTGTAGTTTAAAACTCTTTCCAAATATAGATTTTAAACCTTTATCTATAATCTCCTTTCGTTCATCATTTAATGTATAAATATCTCTTAAACGATTCAATTTATTTTCAATTGAATAAGGGTCATTTCCTCCTTCAAAACCTTCAATTTCTTGAACAATATGTTGTACTTCATGCATTAAATCGGAGAAAAACTCTCTGGAACGTCTCCTTTCAACATCCTCTCCTCCCACTCTTTTTTCATTTTGAAAATTCTCATTTCTGAATTTATCCACAATTCCATCTTCTCTTCGAGTTCTTTCTTCGTCATTTTCATTGGGTTCATGTATCCGTCGATCAGACGATTCCATATCCAATAAAAACCGTCCTTTTTCACCACCCCTTTCATTAGTTTCTGTTTTATAAAGTCCCTCATATTTGTTTAAGTTTACTTCAATAGTATTATAATTTGGATTAAACGCCATAACACTATCTTTTCTGTTTTTCTCGTTTTTATAAAAAACAACTTGTGTATCCATCAATGAAGGATATCTGTACCATAATGACTGATTATCAACTAAAGAAGTTAAAAAAGTAACATCTACCTTATTATCAAATCCTCTAATATCTTCTGAACTTATTGGAAACTCCGTTCTTAAATTACCATCAGGTATCTCTGTTTTCCAACCTTCATTGGTATATTGCCAACCTGTCTCAGTCCATATGTCTTTTTCACTTCTGTTTTCAGACTTCATTCGTTTAGCAATCTGTAAACGAACAGCGTCTTCTTTAGACATATTTTCTTCACCCACAATCAAAAACTGAGGTTTTAAAACTTCAGGGTAAGTGTCTAAATACTCTTTTTCGTAAGGTTTTCCTTCGTTATTTCTTCTAATAGCTCTTTCAATAATTTCTCTCTCAGAGGAATTAATGTCGGAGTCACCTCCTTCCGAAATCCTTTTCTTATATCTCTCTCTTCTGTCGCTATCGACGTCAAAGTAAGAATCAAAGAATTTTGTAACAACTGAACCTTCGTTAAGTTTGCTTTTTTCATCTTTTATATATTTATTATATTCTTTAATAAAATCTCTCAGTATTAATGGTGTTGCACGGGCTTCCTCATTATCTTCAATAGGAAATTCTAAAACTTTAAGCGTTCGTGTTTCGGTGTCATACGAAAAGTCTTTTAGTCCTACTTTTTTAGTAATCTCCATAACATCTGAAACTCCATTCACATTCAAAGAGAACTCAAAACCGCCCTCCTCTTGGTTATATTCATCAACATATCGCGAAGTGATAACCGCTTCCTGAAACTCCAATCTAACATCACCCATCAAATCAGTGAAAAGTCTAATTTGTTCTTTTGTTACACCTTCAAAATTAAAAGTAACAGATAATTCTTGAATAGAATCAACGCCGTCATCAAAACTATAACCACCTAAATTAATGTGATAAGTAAATTCGGGAAGACCTAACTCCTTAGCAATTTCTCTTGCTCTATCTAAGAAATTTTGAAAATCTTCACTATGAACAATCTGTATTAATTCAGCCTCGCTTCTCACTCTCCTTTTAAAATAAGGAGCCACAATTGATTTAATACTACTTTCAGACGGCAAAATTACATCTTTATTTTGATTTTGCAAAGAATTATCAAAAAAAGTTTGTAATTTTTTACCACCTACCATTTCTGCAACAACCATTGTAGAAAAATCTTCAAGTCTTTTTTGTTCATTTATTTCAGGGTTAAAAAGTTTAAAAATATCATTAAAAAAGTCTTTTAACCAATTCAAAAGTTTCTTTAAATCACCATTATTCTCATTTATTTTTTTTTCTCCCCACTTACCTATAAAATCATTCAATGCTTCTGAATAAACTTGTTCTTCAGATAAATGAGTTTGATTATTCTTGACAAAATTTATTATATCTTGAAGTTCTTTATTTTTAGGTAAAGCCTCTTTTAATGTTTCAACACCTTTTTCCCACAACTGTGGATTTAATTTTTCCCATAAATGAGAAGCCTCATGAATAGGGGTTTCTATTGAAAAATTATTTTTATCTATAAAAACTGTTCCATCATCTAAAACAGCTCCTATAACTTTACCACTATAAGTCTTTAACAAATTATCATCTTCAAGAAGTTTAGAAAAACTATTTATATCTCGAACAATATTGAAATTGTGAAACTTTTTAGAAAACACTTCTTGTATCCTATTTAAAACTTCATTTTGCAACTTTTGTTGTTCCTTTATAATTTCAGAATCAAACAATTCTTCATTGTTTAAGTTATCATTTAAAACTTGATACTGCGCTCCTTGTTTTTGAAGATTTTGATAACGCTCTGCAATAATCTGACTTTTAGCTGCATTATATGCTCTTACTTGTTTTATTTCACGTTTTCTTTGGTTTATAAATGACTTTTCTTTTGCTAATTCCTCTTCTGTGAAGTTCCATTTACCTATTGTTTCAGAAAAAGCATCTGTATAAGCAATAGACCAAAGTGTTAATGCCTGTTCTTTTAACTGTTCTGACGGTATCGCTTTAAATTCCTCCCTCTCTCTAATTAAAGAAAAAGGTTGTTCTTGATTTTCGACAAAACCAGAATTAACAATTAGTTTTTCTGAAAAGGTATTATTTTTATCTACAAAAAGTGTAACACCCTGTTTATCAAAAAAATCAAGTACACGTTTAAAGACGTTTTCTGTTGAAAAATCACTTTCACTATTAATCTGTTCTAAATAAACATCACTACCGTCTCTTCTTTTCAATGTGACTGTTACACCGTTTTCTTGAAATAAAAATTCATTTTCATTTGTTGAACGATTTACTATAACATCATCTTTCACATCTCTTAAATGTTCAAGAGCTCTTTTATACAAAAGAGATTCTTTTCCATTAGGTGCTAACACCTTTTCTATATAATTTGTATTAGGATTTCTTATTATACTACAATTTGCCATATTTTTAACTCTTTAAAACAATTTCAAACCCTCTATCTTTAACACCTTGATTGTTTTTAATTCTTACAAGAAAGCTAAATTTAAAATTAGAAGGATTTTCCTTAAAATACATGATATTATATTTATCTTTAAATAAACCATAATAATTAAAAACATTATCACTTAATTTTACAAGTGAAGTTTCTTTCAAAACCTCATTATCATCCTTAATAAGTACTTCGACACTCTCAAAAGAAGTATTAGTATAACTTGCTATAAAATAAAATGCACAAGGTAAATTTCGATTAACTATATTTTCATATTGAATTTTACAACTTCCTGTTTCAAAAGCGTTTTTAAAATCACAAACTGTTTCAAAATCTTCTAATTTATTAATATTAAACCCACAACTCGACTCTATCACAGTCTTCCATGTATCAATACTATAAGGTGTTCCTAAAACAAAAGAATAGATTCCCTCTTTAAAAGGTGTCAAAATATTAAAAACTCCCCCTTTTTTATATAAAAACTGTTTATATTTCATTTTAACTCTCCAATTACATTAATCGTTTTATGTTCTGCAAAAATCAAAAGTAAATAATCTAAACTGTCCACTGTTGTATTATCTACTTTATCTATTTTTATTGTATATGTTCTATCTTTATTTACCCACCCGTCAGTATATGAGATAAAATACTCTAACGTAGGGTCTTCCTCTGATACTATTATGTCTCCTTGTTCTAAAGGCATATCTATTTTAAGCCATAAACCATTAGAACAAACACTGACTTCTTTAATATCTGCTTTGTAATATTTTTCAAAGTTCATAGATTCTTCAAACTTTGTAGAATTTAATAATGTGTTCTTCCACTCAAAAGGACTATCTTTAATAAGTCTTATACAATCACCATCTCCCGCACAAGAATCTGTTTCAATATATTCTTCTACAAATTTATCTTCATTTTTATCTCTAAAAAACACAGACCTTCTAAACAGGGGTGCTTGCGTTTCTCTTAAATCTATGGTACATGATGTTTCCATTTTCAGTTTATTTATAAATGCAAAGATACAAAAAATTATTATAAAAAACAAAAAGAGCCTCTAAAAAGAAGCTCTTCTGCCATAATTTTTATTTTAAAAAGGAAGATCGTCCTCGTCTTCTTCTTGTACAGGAACATTTTTGGTTTTGTTTACAGTTTTAGAAACATTTTGTACAGATTCTGAAATAATATTTTGTTCTTCAACAGAATCTTGCCCATCTCCTCTCTCTTTCTTAACCTTTTCAAAACGAGCAATTTCATTTGTTAAAGTTTCATATAAAATATTGTCTTGTTCTGACCAATCCCAAACCATTTCACCATTTACTTCTTTTTGAACAGGAGGTGGTAAAGTACCATCAGGGTTTGTCTCACTTTTGGCTTTTAAAGCAGCTTTCAAATAAGTCTTTTTACCATCAACCTCTTGAGCAAAAAATACACTAATTCTTGTTTTACCCTTTTCATTTTTAGAAGCATTTGAATTAATAAAAAGAGGTTTAGTGTAATCAATTGAGGGCAAATAACGAATTATCTCTTTTGAAATACTACTCAAAGCGGTACTACCTGCTTGCCTAAGTGGTACAGAAATACTATCATTTTCTTCTTCACCACGAATTGTAATGACCAGAAATCTCATTTTCTTGTCATTAATCACCACTTCATTGATTCCCAGATAAGAAACAAGACCTGTTTCAGTACCTGCTGGAAAAGTGTTGTGATAATACTTTGGAGATTTACTGTCCTTTTGAACAATCTTCAAAAAAGTATTACCTTTTTCGACCTCTTCATTGTACTCCTCTTCTGTTAAACGAGTGTACAAAAGACCATCTGAATTTCTAATTCCCAAATAATTGGTTTTAGAATTGTTTTTAAATTGTCTTGCCATTTTTATTATGTTTAAAAAAATTAACTACTATCAAAAAACCTCACCTAATTAACTGTTATGAAAAATAAACGTAACAAAAACAGTCAAAACAAAGGCAGTAAAATCAGGTGAGGTATAAAAACAAATAATATAAAGTTTACATTCCGTCTAAGTCTGTATAAACCCTTTCTAAAATTAAACAACCAGTAGTAAGTAATGTGCTTGCAACAGAAGCCGCATTTTGTAACGCGCTTATTGTAACTTTAGCAGGGTCTATAATTCCCATTTCATACATATCTCCAACTTCTTCTGTAATCACATTGTAACCTGTATTAATTTTATTTTTTAAATTAATCTCTTTTTTAATGTAAGTGCTGTTTACCCCTGCATTTTCAAGAATTGTTTTAAAAGGTATTTCTAACGCTTCATTTACAATATCAAAACCTTCATAAAAATCCCTTCCCTCTTTACACTCAACGCAAGGTTCAACAGAAGTTTGTAATAAAGCAATACCTCCGCCAGGAAGAACACCTCCTTGTAACGCGGACTTCACCGCATTCACTGCATCTTCAACTCTATCTATTTTTTCTTTAGCTTCTACTTCTGTTTTAGCACCTACATAAATAGTAGCAATTCCAGAGTTAAGAATTGACACACGTTTTTCAATATCTTTTTTAGTATAAAACTTTCTTTCTTCTTTAATAAGACTTTCAAGAGTTTGTATACGCTCTTTTACAAATTGAGCATTCTTGGGATTTGCAGTAACAATAAAATCGTCTAAACCTACTTCTAATTTATAACAGCTTCCAAGTTCTTCAAAATGAATTTTATCCATTTTTTCATCTCGTTCAGCAGAATACATTTTAGTCCCTAACACCGCTGCTAAATCTTCAAGAGCCTCAGCCTGTTCTGTACCGTAGAAAGGTGCTTTCACCACATATATTTTGTGTTGATTATACATGTGATTCAAAATCAATGTTTGTTCAAGAAGTTTATCCATATCTTTACAAACAATCACTAAATCTTTACCTTCTAAAACAGCACGTTTTAACAAATTATTTTCTCCTTTTCCAAACTCTTCCATTGAGTTTATAAATTTGTTTGTGAGAAGTATATAAGGTTTAGAAAACTCTCTTCTTCGTTTTCCACTTGTTAGGAAATAAGGTGAAGTGAAACCCGTCTCATACTTTATACCTTCAATAACTTCCAAGAAAGTTTCAGGTGTATTGCTTTCTTTAAATGTAACAAGACCTTTATATTTTACTTTTTTAAATGCTTCAACAATCATTTCACCTAATTGTACATCATTGTTTGCAGAAACTGTTGCAACTTGCTTAATTGCTTCTTCATTATCTGAAATCTTTTTAGATGTTTGTTTTAGATGTTCACAAACCAAATCAACAGCCTTAGAAACACCTCTTTGTAACAAAACAGGATTAGCTCCATTTTTTATCTTTTCAAGACCTCGTTCGACAATTGCTTGAGCGAGAACAACAGAAGTAGTTGTACCATCTCCAACTTCTTTATTAGTTCCGAGAGCAACCTGTTTTAACAAACGAACTCCTTGACGAGCATACGAATCTTCAACATCTACATAACTTGCAACAGTAACACCATCCTTTGTTACTTTAACAAGAGTAGGTAATGAAATCAAAGCGTTTCTACCCCTTCCACCTAAAGTAACTTTAACAGCGTTTGCAACAAGACTCACTCCTTCTTTTAACTTCTCTAATGCTTCATTTCCAAATAAAACAGAACCTTTATCTCTATTCATATTTAAATCTTTTTAACTTATTAAAAATTAACTATTTGTCTTTTACAAACTTGCCGTCTTTCATAACTCCTGAACGTTTGGAAATTATATCATAAACCCCTTGCAAACAATCAACTATATTTATTTTTTGCATTTCTGCTTGTAAGAAAAGAGTTACAACACCGTCTCCAATTGCATCAGATATTCCTTCTGAATCATTCTTCTGTAAGGCTTCTCTAAGTTCGTCAACCTCTTCTTGCGTTTTTTCCCACTGTGCTATAGGGTTAGCAGCTTGAATAATGCCTTTATCATAACCCCATTGTACAATTTGAGTGTGTAACTTTTTCAATTTTAGAGCTTCTTTTGTAAACTCTCTTTTTCTGTCAATTTTAGCTTGTTTTTTACTCATTCTATCTATAATTTACTTGTTTTTAACACTTTAAATTTTCCATTATAATTTGTTTCGGTAAAAAATTCCAACAAAAATAGGAACTTGAAAAGTTTATTATTTTACCCATTGGAGTTCCATCTTCTTTGTTAAAAATTATTCTTTTATCAAACATTAACAGCTGTAAATCTTTATCTTTAAACAATTGTTTAGGAGCAGCATCGTTAAACCAAAGATTTGTCATTATCAATGCAAATGGTTTGTTAAATGAAAGAGCTCTCTCAAAAACTTTCCTTTTATTTGTAAAAGGTGGATTACTTATAATAACATCCCATTCTTCAGGTTCATAAATAAAGAAATCCTCACCTTCATCTATATGTGAAAAACAACCTTATTCTTTTTACTTATTTGTTTTACAAATTCACTGTTTTCCTTATCAAAAGGACACCAAACAATTGCATTTTGTGGAATGTATTTCAGTATTGGTTCAACACCATATGAAGGTGTCATACATTCATCATTTTTACCTTTTGAGTACAAAATCTTTTTACTTTCAATAAAATTATCTCCCAATATGTGTTTCATTATTTTATTAATTAAACCATTTTAAAGTTGTTTCTCCTTTATAACCCTTTTCCCAAATAAACCAAGCATAACAAACAGCGGATGATTGTTTTTCCTCTTTAATTTTATCAAAATTCCCATTCTTCACACATTGTATTCTACTAGAAGAGACCCAAACTCTAACAGGTGGATTATCTTTAAAAAACAATCTTCTCTTTTTACCTTCTAAAAACTGAATCTTCAAAAAAGCACACACTTTACCACCTTCTCGTTGTAAATCTAAACTTTTTTGTACAAATTCTAAAGCCTTAGAATAAGGAGGGTTCATAACTATAGAAAAATCTTTTTCTTCAATTGTTTCAAGTTCTAAAAAATCTTTAAGTACGAATTTATCTAACTCAATGATTTTATTTCTATCTACAATATCATAACCAATCAATTTAAAACCGTTATTGACAAATTCTTTCAAAAGGTGTCCTTCTCCAACAGAATTGTCAATTATAACATTATCGAGTTTTTCTAACTTGTTACACAAATCATAACCTGCTTTAGGGTCTGTTGCGTAAAAATCATTGCTTTCACGCTCTTCTACAGAATGAGCAGATGAACCTAAAATTCTAAAAAGTGACATTTTGTCACCACTCCAATCCTTATTTAACACATTAACCAAAATTTACCAATTTAATTTTCAATTAGAGACAAAAATTCAAAATTTATATGTTTGACTTCATCTTCATGGTTTTTGACAACCTCACAAGCCTTTTTAAAAACTTTCATTTTTTCTCTACTTGTTTGATTTCTATCAAATTTTTCGTGACACTGATTCTCACTAAATCTTCCACAAAGATATAAAATATTCCAATCACTTGTTGCGTTTTCAGGAAAATTTCTCTTACTTAATATATGAGCAACTTCTGACACATCTCCCTTAAGTTTAGAACCGCATTCTTCACAACACAACTTTTCAAACATTATTTTTTCAATGTGTTTTGAAAAAAAATCAGAATACCCTTTACGTTTTTGTTTTTGTTTTGTAGAATGAAAATTTGGTTTTTTATAACCTTTTTCCTTAGCTCTACAATAAGGACACAATCCTTTACTTCTTATTCTAACTTTTCTACCACATTTATCACAAGTGTAAAGTTTTATTTTATTCATTTGTGATGCTAAATTATTTTTAACTAATCATAAAAACTAATCTCATCAGCCAACGCTTCAACCTCTTCGCCTAACTGAACAACGTCTGAGTCATCTTTAATATCTTTAAACATATCAGTGTATTGATATTTTTCTTGAAATTCATTTATTAATTCTTTTGCTACAAGAAACTTTTCTTTAGTCACTTCAAGTGCTTTTTTGATATTAAGTAACAGATTTATTATTTTTTCTTTATTTTCCATGATTTCTTATTTATTTTCAATAGTTATAATAAAGGTTTTGCAATTTCTAATAGTTCTCTTTGTTCTTCAAGGAACTTATCTCTGATTTCTACTGATTTAAAAGACATTACAGAACTTAGAGTATCATAATTTGTTAAAGAAAGGCAACCTCTATGTACAACGATGCAATATTTTTCAGTTTTACCGTTTTCCCAATCAGGTTTCCAACCCTCGTTGTAATAGTCTCTAAGAAACAACAACTTTCTTAACGCTTCTGCCGCATCTGCTAATTCTTGAGAGGGGTATCCACCATATTTTTCATCTCTGTATTTGTTTTGAGCTTCATAAACGCCTTTGACTTCTTCCCATACTTCCTCAAAAGTTGGTGCGAATGGTTTTTGTTCAAACCCCTTAAAAGTGTATGGAGATGTTGATAAGGTCGGGTTATTTGCTACATTTTCAGGATCCAATTGACCACCACAAGATCTAAAATTAATGAGTCTACCATCAAGAGAGTATCTTACAGGAATATCTCTATTGTCAAATTTTACTAACATTATGTTATCGAGATAACGACTGTTTTGCACTTCTACAACATTTCCTTTTCCGTAAGCATAGTCATAAACATTCTGACCTACTTTAAATACTGTTTCCATTTTTATATATTCTTATAAGTTCTTTTATTAACGCTTCTCTTGCTTCTTCGTAAGAAAAATATTTTTTATTATCTGTTCTTACAGAAGGTGTGTTCATTATAACAATTCTAAAAGTATAAACATCATTACCTTCATATTCAATTACAGTAAATAATTTTTTTCTCTAAACCATTCAAAAACTTGTTCGTATGTAGGAATATAAAAATTAAAATCTATATTTGAGATTTCATCAATACTTGTTTTTAAAATATAATCTTCTTTATATGAAAGGACGTATTCTCTCACAAACAATTCGATGTTTATCTTGTCATTTTTACAAGTAAAAACACAAGGTTTATTAAAACCTATTTCCTTTAGTTCTTTGGCTATTTCTAAGGGGACAAGCCAAGTGGGGTATTTAATTGTTTTCATAAATATTTGTTTTTAATTTATTATTTAAATTAAACAACATCTCATCTCTTTTTTCTAAATATTCACTCTCTGTGATTTCGTTGAAAATCTTACGTGAAAAACGCTCAATCTCAACTTCACCTTTTGTGTTTAGACTGATTTCTCCATTTACATTCAAACAAAACTGTTCTGATAAAAACACTTTTCGTTGTTTATAGTTATCGTCTTTTAACAACACTCTATGATAACGTATATAAATTGTTTGTAAACCTACTTTCAACTCTTCTGAAAAAAATTTACCAACTTCCAAATTAACTTCTTTTTTGTTACTCATTTTTATCGGTTTTACTTATTGTTAATAATAACTGTTTCTTTATTTTTGTCAAAAACTGAACATCTCCTTCATAACTTCCTGTAATTCTAAATTCTTTATCCAATCTTTTTGGTGGAGTTAGTTTTGAAAGGTCAAACAACCACTCATACACCGCCCCTTTTTTATTACTAAAGCGTTCTGCGTCTCCAAGCCCATAACGTTTTGATATAATATCAAACAACATACTATCTTTAAGAAAACGATGCACAGAATACACACTTGGTTGTTTCCAAATAAGATTTTCAAGATACATAGTGTTCCTTTGATTTTGAACACAGTTGTTAATGTATTCTTCTACAACCTTATAAACAACTTCTACTCCAAAACCTGTCTTATTAATAAACCACATTAAGTTCTCTCTCACCTTAACTTTAATTCCTATTTGTTTATTATTAAGTTCATACAGTTCAATAAGTCTGTTTTCCAATTCTACCACCTTCTCATCAAATTCATAAACTTCTAATTCTCTAAAAAAATCAGAAGTTTTTGAAGTGAAACGTAGAGCAGTCAGTTCACCATCTTTACCTTTTAAATATGTTAAAAACCCTTCTTCAACTAACCTACTTATAACAGGTCTATCTTCTTCACTTATTAAATGAAAGTCTTTTTGAAAGATTTTTGTAAGTAACATAAAATCCATATCAGTAAGACCCTTTTTATATAAGTGTTTAAAATTTACATAATTCATTTCTTTGCCTCGTTTACCATAAATGATACAACATTATAAACTTGTTGTAACTTATTATGTTGTGTTAAAACATCTAAATAAGTTTGTCGTTTGTCTCTTTTATAACTTCTAACAGATATACCATATCTATAGTAAAGTTCAGAATAAACTTTATTCCAAACCATATTGTGGTCTATTTGATTTATGGAAGCATATTTGTTTACAAGCCCTCTTATTTTATCACGTAATGAAACTTCAGGTAAACTTTCTTGAGATAACGGAAAATTAAAATTTTCACCTTCAAAAAGTAGTCTTTCTTTTTCAAGTTCTTCGTTTTTCTTTTCCACAACTTTTAATCTTGCTTCTTGTAAAGAGATTTGTTGTGTTTGTTCTAACTGACGCTGTTCTAATTCAGCCATCGCCTGAGCTTGTGCTGCTAACATTTGAATGTGTGTCATCGGCTTTACAGAATAAGAACCTGTTTTGCGAATCGAAGGAAGGACTTCTGAGGTGACCCATTTACGAAGACGTTTAGCATTCTCTTTTCGACTATCGAGTACAACATCATAAAGTCCATCTTCATTAATAAAATTTGTTTTCTGTTGTCTACCAAGACTATCTGAGATGGGGTGGATACTAACCACCTCATCTGTTAAACGTTTTCTAACATCACCAGAATTAAGTTCTAATGCATTACACACATCTGTTAAACAAAATAAAGGTTCTCCATCTTCTTGTAAAAGAACCCTCACCTGACCAAACTCAGGATTTTCAAAAAGTTGAATATTATTTTCCATATTTATTGTTGTTTGTTTTTATTCCATTTATAATGTAAACTTGCTAAAATTCTGCAAATCACAAAACCAACAGCAAATGAATTAAAAATATTACGAACCATTCTTAGTTCATCCATCGTTGTATTTTGAAAAACCCAATGAGAATATTCAAAACCAAACCAATCATATACAGCTGCCAAGATTGCAATGTTTACGATAATCACTAATTCTAACACTAATTCAGAAATTGTGTTGAACAACATCTTTTTCTTAAATACGTCTTTTACATTCATTTTATTTCTTATTTAAATTTAACGGTGCAAAGGTATGACTAAATTTTATAACTTCCAAAAAATTAACAAAGAATTTTCACATAAAAAATTAAAAAAGTTCACTAACAAGTTGTAAAATCTTGAAAGTGAACTAAATATAAAAAAAATAATTAATAGTAAAATGCTATTTTTTAACCACAGGTGTATCCTCTGTCGTATTTTCTTCTTTAGTAGAAGTTGTCATTTCGTTTTTCAATTCACTAAAATGAACAGCCTTACCGTTTTGTACATTATCATTATGTACCCTTGCAAGATACATACCTAATGTTCGAGCTAAATGAGCTCGTTTTGGAACAAATAGTTTCTCTGTTGAATCTATTCTTTTTATCCAAGTTGCAAAATCTTCACCTTCTTGAATTGAAGAATATTCTACAACAGGCTCAATTTCTCTATTGGCAACCATATCCAATAGTGAAATCAGTTGTATCAACATGCGACCGCTTATTTCAACCATATCTTCTTGACGATATGTATACAAAGAAGGGTCTAACTCTACCTTTTTGACTTTTTTAGCCTTATCGTTCATGTTTTTCGACATAATATTATGTATTTAATTAATGTTTTACAATAGCTAACACATTTATTTTACGGAAAAAATAAAGTGTTTTACCTTCATACTCTGTTTCATAAGGAACAGCATTTTTATCAATTAACACAGTATCGCCTTCTTGAATATCAATGTCAGAATTACTGTGTGTTCCACTTGACACCACAACACCCTCTAAATGCTTAGGTGAAAGGAATGTGTCTTCTTCTGTTGGTTTTAAATCTACTAAAACCCTGTCGGCATAAGAAATAATTTTACTCATTTTGTTTATTGTTTTTATTTAAAATATTTTTGTTTATATTTTTTACGTAAGTAATTAATAACATCTTGTATAGAATTTAAAAAACATCCTCTAAAAGAGAAGCAACTTTTATTTCTAAATCATAAAGTTCATTCATCCTATCTTCTGTTCCAAAATCATTTCTTACATCCTTATAATGTTGTCCAAAAACAACATAATTAAGAGCTATAGAAACTCTTGTCATAACAAGAGACATGAAATCTTTATTTGTTATCTTTAAAATCTCATTGGATAACTTTTTATATGCGTCTCCTGCTTTATCTCTATATTCAATCATCTTATCACGAACGAAAGATAAAACATCATATTTAAATTCTGGATTTAACCACATTGCAAAGTCAACAAACAACAAAGGGTGCATCCAAGTACCTCCATTTTTACCTCTACTTGCGATATATACTTTATTTTCAAGGATGTTTTCTTTCGCCGACAAAACCTTTACAAACTCTTTTGTTGAAATGTTTGATAAAAATTTATCAAGTCTTTTAATTGGCACTTCTAAATCCCCCGAATTTGGGGTATTTAAATTAACTGTTGAGTTCCAACACTTTAACAACTCTGTGGCATTAAAATAACCATCTTTTGTTCTTTGATAAACAGGGAGATTCCCTATCTCTCTTTTCATAACTACATTAGTCTTCATATTAACTAAACTGTGTTTTTAATCTTTGAACATCTTTAACGTATTTTTCAGGAACATTTTTAGCATAACTCTTATACAATCCTAAAAACTTAATTTTTAAATCTACTGTAACAGGAGTTTTAAAGTTTTCCATGTACAATATTTGTTCTAAAACTTTTATGAACAGTTACCTAAAACAAAGACAATTCCTTAGGTTTTGTACGCGATTACAAGTCAATGTAGTGACGGTGTAATCCGTGCGGGCGTACAGCACGCCCCTATCGGGTACTGAAATTCCCCGATTACTTTCTTTAAAATGTTAAGCGAACCGTTTAAATCCGCATTTATTAGTCTTCCTTTTGCAGTCTTAAACAAACCCCTCTTAATGCGCTTTCCTAAATAAGAATCGTGTTTTTCTATAGATTCGTTATCTAAAAAAGAACATTTAGAAGTATAAGACTCTTCGGTTAAAACAACATTAATTCCTTCTAACTTACACTTGTACTGCAATTGTTGTATAAATGTGTAAAAAGGTATAGAAACAAAAGATTGATTGTTTATCTTCCCGATAGAAATGTTTTGTTTCCACTCCTCGTTGTAACCTAACACAAGAGTACTTATATTCTTGGAAACTAAGAAATTCACTATCTTTCGAGAAGATTTGTGTAAATAATCTTTAACTCTATTGTTCCTTTTATTAGTTATTAACACTATCTGTTTAGAACTTTTCTTATTATCCGTAAGGCGAGATTGTAAATTCGCTTTGTGTTTATTCCAACGCTGATTTATAGATTTTAAAGGTCTACCGTTAATAATAAAAGGTTTTTCTACATTCGACGAAATAGTCGCTAAGTTGTTTAAACCTAAATCTATTGCTGCATATCTTCCATTATTAGAAAGTAAAGGTTTTTCTTCTTTCTTATACACAACTTCTACAATGTGATGATTGTTTCTCGGGAGAACTCTAACCTCTACTATGTTATCTATCGTAACTTTTGTAACAAAATTGTTGGAAATATTGGAAAGTTTTATTAAACCTTTCTTTAAAAACTTTTTAGAAACAGCACCTTTCTCGAAAACAACTATATATCTTCCCTGTTTGTCTAAGTATTTAGGTATACTAATAGCTTTTTCGTAATCTTTACCCTTTCTCTTCTTAACAAGAGAAAAGAAAGATTTGAAATTTCTATCCAACAAAAGAAGTGTTCCTTTAGATACTTTTGTATTTAAAGCATAGTAATCTACATCTTTGCTATCTATTAATAATCTATTTACTTTGTAATAATCTAAATACGTTTTAGTAGAAAAGTAATGTTGTCTTACAAGATATAAAGCCTTGTTGTACAAATTCTTAGAAAGAAAACACACATTATCTAATTCCTTTCATAAAGGATTGTTAGATTTAATTATATGTCTTTCAACTAAATACATTATTTTTTTTAATTTTCTACGCAATATTAATTAATAAAATTGTGACAGAAGTCTTAAGATGTGTCAATTTATCAGGGGAAAATGTAAAGATTTACAACACATCAACTTCTTCTGTATTTTCCCCCGAAACAGGTGATTTAGATAAATATTTAGTATATGTGGCTTTAACAGTATTAACTATTTCTTCCATTAGTTCTGGGTTATCTTGTAATGCTAATAAAGTTTTTTCTCTACCTTGACCTAACTGTGTTCCGTTATATCTAAACCAAGAACCTGATTTTTCTATAATATCAAATTTTAATGCCAAATCAAATATTTCTTCATCTAAACTAAAACACTTATCATAATAATAATTAATTTCTGCAACTCTCAATGGTATACCCACCTTATTTTTTTTAACCACTATTCTTACCAAATAACCATTAGGTAACCCTTCTGAATCTTTTAATGTTTTACTTTTTTTAACCTCCAAACGTTGAGAAGCATAGTAAACCAAAGCCTTACCACCTGTAGGAGCAGAAGTTTCTCCGCTCCACTGAGTTGTTTGAATTGCAGAACGCATTTGATTTATAAAAATGACAACTGTTTCTGTGTCTAATAACTTATCATTTAGCTTAATAACACCTTGCTGTACAAGTCGAGCCTGTAATCCAACAATATTATCACCCATTTCACTTTCCAACATTTTATTAGGAGACATTGCTGAAATAGAATCTACAACAATTACTGAGAATGAATTTGTTTCAACCATCTGATGTAAGACATCAAACGCCTCCTCACCTGTTCTCGATTTAACATAGTATAAATCATCTAAATTCACACCTATCTTAGCTGCGTGACGGGGTTCAAAAGTGTGTTCCGCATCTATAAAACCACACAATCCTCCGTTTTTTTGAGACTCTGCAATTACATGTAAAGCAAGACTCGTTTTACCTGTTGATGATTCACCATATATTTCAACATATCTTCCTTTTGGAAAACCTCCTCCAAGAGCAAAATCCAAAGACATTATATTAGAAGGAAGTTTAGGAACGCTTAAATCCATTTCAGAGGCAATTCCAATAATACCCTTCCCATACTTCTTCTCAATATTAGATATTAACTTTTTTAAAGACTCTAACCCTTTATTTTCAGAATTTTCTGTTTGTTTCTTTGCCATAATAGTAATTTGTTTTAATAAGAAAAAGTCGTTTTATTTACGACGCTGCAAAGATACAACATTATTTTTAAATCTCCAAATAAAATTATAATTATTTTCTAACAAGAGGTTTAACTGTACCCAATTCTCTAAGAAGGTTTGAAACTACAACTTTCAATTTATCTATTGCACCTATCTTTTCAGCAATATCCAAATTGTTTTCACCTTTCTCCTTTTTATAAGCATTTAAAGAGATGTGATAACGATAATATAGTTCAGAATAAACTTTATTCCAAACCTCATTAAATTTCAAATTAGCAGACGACGCATAAGTTCTAACCATTTGATTTAATTCTTGACGAGGTGTAAATGATGGAACTTCCTCTTGTGTTAAAGGTAGCTTATTTAGCTGTTTCAGATTTTCTTCTTGAATTGTCACAAGTTGTTCAACCTTATTTTCTGTTTCACATAAACGCAGTTCAAGTTCCACCATCGCCTGAGCTTGAGCAGCTAACATTTGAATATGTGTCATCGGCTTTACAGAATAAGAACCTGTCTTGCGGATTGAAGGAAGGACTTCATTGAAAACCCAATTTTGGAATTTCACAGCTTCTTCTTTACGAGATTGAAAAATAACCCTATAAAGATTTGGCTCATTTACAAAATTAGATTTAGTGTTTCCTAACTGCTTGATTTTCACGCCCTTATTATTAGATAGGGCTTGTAAATCAACAAGTTGTACTCCTTCTTCTTCAAGTCTCTCCTTTAAACGGGAAGGGTTTCCAATACTTAAAATTCGACAAACGTCCGCTAAACAAAACAGAGGTTCATTATTCTCCTGAACAATAACTCTGACCTGACCGAACTCAGGATTTTCAAAAATTTTCAACTCTTCTTGCATAACTTTAAATCGAAATAAAGAAAACCCTACAAGGTTGCTTTTAGACATTGTGTATATCTCCTTGTAGGGTTTCTTAGTATGTATGTTTTTTATGAATAAACGAATTTCAATGTCTAAAAGCGGTGCAAAGGTACAACTATTTTTGAAACTTGCAAAATTTTTGTGAAAAAAAATACAAAAAAATCAACCACTTATCTTAATATTTTGAATAAGTGGTTGAAAAACAAATATATGAAAACAATATTACCTATTATTTTTTAACAATTCTAAATTACCATAAACGCTCATTTGATTAGAATAAGGGCTTATAATATTATAAGAATAAGGACTTTCAAACTGTTTTAACTCCTGTGATTGTCGTTTAAAATAATTGTCATCGTGTTCTATCTTCTTTTTAGGTAAAAGATTTAAACTATCCCAATAATCAGCAAGAGCAAGAGCGTGTCCAAATGCAACTAAACGGTCTGCGTTCATTCCTGGGTAATAAGAAATTAACTCTTGCAACAACCCCTCATCAGGAATGCGGACAATCCCTCTTTTTTCAATTGCCTCACCTTCAACAGTATGTCCTACTGTTATCCAACTGTTGGTATAATTCTGTACAAGATTAAAAATATAACGTTGATTCACAACTGAGGTGTTCATACCAACTTTGTTGTTTTGTGTTGCTTTTGGGTTGATTTGACGTTGCACCAGTTCTTCTCCGTTAGCTAATAATCTTGTATCTTTTCCTTTCTGACGCAAATATATTTGAAATGAAATATCTGCATTTTCCATTAAACACTGAGCTCCATAACCTTCTAACAACATTTCACACGTTTTGTTAAAAGTCTCTATTCTATCAGGTCTTGAAGCATAAACTGCAACAATTCTATTCGCAAAAGGGTCTTTTATATTAACTGCTCGTTTGTAAATATATAAAACACCAACAGAATCAGTATTAGATTTATCATGTTTATAAGCGTCCAAACCTGCAACATAAGTGAAATCAAACTTCGGCTCTTTTGGAGGGTCTTCAAAGATTACAACAGGTGCATCAATATTCCCACCTTTAAAAGGAAATGGTGCTAAATCTTTATCTGAAAAATAAGTTTGTAATCCCCCATCATCTGATTTAACAACATCTACTTTCTTGCCAAGATTTCCTCGTTCTCTTATATCTTTTAAGTGTTCATCTCCTTCTCTTGCACAAAATGGATTTTCTACACGATTGACAAAACACTCAACAGGGTCTATAGGATACCCCATTTTTTCCTGAGCTAATGCAGTTCTGTCATTTTTAACCAACGCCCTATCCTCTTCTATTCTTTTGTTAGCAAGTTCCCAATTTGTTATATGAACTTCAATCTTTTTAAGGTTTTCATCATCTACTTTTTTCAGGTCTGCCATGTTAGTTATATCTTTAACAAGACCTTCTTTATAAGACATTTGTGCAGGGGCAAACATACTAAACGCTCTTCTTTTCCAAGTTATAAAACGTTCTTCTGGAACATAACTCTCTAACAAGTCCCAATCCATTACAAGTAGTTTGTAAGCAGCAGGGTCAGAAAGCATCATTTGAGCGTCGCTTGAAAGAACTTCATTACCGCCTGTTCCTGATATGAGAGGAATCACACCCCAACCTTTTGGGTTTTGAAAAGAAGGAACTGCTTGTAAATACATACCCGCACAGTTAAATTTACCACCTTCATCACAAATCCAAGCTGTTGGTGTAGCACCTGCTGTTTTTACTGTCCCTGAGTTAGTACCACTTGCAACATTTCGTATGTAAATGTTAGAATAGGCTAACGATAAGTTGTCTTTTTTCTTTAATCCAAACTCAACACCCTTTTCCCAAGAAGTTCCATTTCTCTCCAAGAAAAACGCGGGATGTATGTTTGTAAAAGCTATATTTATTGTTTTGGTGAGCTTTTCAAGGTCATCCGCAGAACCTCCAATAACCAAACTTTCAGAGTTTTCAACAAGAGTTGTACGCCAAGTAAGTAAAGAACTCTCAATAACAGTATTGTGTGTAACAATTGCATTTGTAGTCAGAAAACAATGAGATTCATTATCTACTTCAATACAAACAGCCTCATCTTCTCTTTCATAAACAACACTTTTTATTTTTGTGTTCTGCTCTCCTTGATAAAACTCTTTTGGAGATTTAGGTAAAAAATAATCATTGGTGTTAAATCCTTTGATAATTTCTTTTAAAGGAAGAACTCCTGAAAAAACTGTTTTTAAGTTGTGCTTACTAACTTGTGAAATTTCCCATAAATGTTCATCACAACACAAAACATTTCTCCCATCAACCAATGTAACACGATAAAGTTTTTTAACACCTTGTGGATAAACACCCAAAACAGAGGTTGGTCTCCCGTCTTTTCCTAAAATTTTATCTCCAACCTTTATCTCTTCTATGTTTTTAGTACTTCCATCAACATTATATATTTTTTCTTTTATCCAAAGAGCTTTGCCAAAACGTCTAGTTCCAAATAAAAAAACACCTTTGTTCTCTTTTTCTGCTCTTGCATATGTGTCAATAAAATACAACTCATTATCTCGAATAAAAGGATTTGTAATCAGTCGTTGTTTATTTGGATTATATAACGGAGTACCCTCAAACATTGCCATTGGTATATCAGTTTTGAAAAAATTCATATGCCAATATAACAATGGGTGAATAAACACACCTGCAATAGTAACACCGTGTCGTATCTTTTCTAACTCATTAGAATAAAATTCAATGACTTCCTTACTTTGCTCATAATAATGTTTATCAGGGTCATAAGGAGGAGGATTTTTTATATTTTTAAAAAGTTCAGTACTTGATGATACATCGTAAACAGTATGAGAAAGATTACGTTTTTCATTTTTCTCAAAGTTTTCCCTAACTGTTTTAATTTTAGGATACAATTCTTCTATCATATCCTTCATTAAAAACGGTATCTTTTTTTCAGCCCTTATTGGTAAATCAAAATCAGTATCTTCTTTATTAATATCTAATTCATAATATCTATCTGAAATCCTGTTGAAATCAACAGTCATCTTGTTTTGAAACTCCATTTCAGATATTCGCCTATTTACATCTTTGATATTAAGAAGTAGATTTTTTTCAATGTAAATTATATAACGCTGCATATATAATTTTACAGGAGCTGACATTAAATCTATAAACTCTTGAACATATTTATATTTTAAATAAGCATCAAACTTTTTAACAAAATATTTTATCCTATCCAGAAGAATATTAACAACAGTAACTTCAGCCTTATATAAACTTTCTATATCATCATGAAACACCCAATTGTTTTCTTTACAATGAGTGTACATTTCTTCAAAGTTTTTTTTGTAAGTAGATATAAAACGATGCACAGAGTTATTGACCATTAACTCTTCTGTTGATTTTTGTTCAACTTCTTTTTTTGTCTTTTTTGGTTTTACCTCCTTTGTGCTCTTTTTCGTCATTCTACTTCTTCTCTGTTACCTCTTCTATCTCTTCAAAATCAATATCTTCTACGACTCGTCCTGGTTCATCTTCTAAAGGTTTATATTCTAAATCCTCAGTTTTATAACTATGTCCCACTTGTGTTGCTTGTTCTTTAACCTTACTGAAGTTCTCTTTAATGTCTTTTATAAATTGTTCTTTGAAAGCCTCTCCGTCTTGTTCAGAAATGTGTTTCTTCATCAATTTAACAACCTCTTCGTTTTTAGGGACAATTTCGTTATCTTTAAAAGAAAAAAACTGTCCATCTTCTTCTTGTTGTACTAACAACTCCAAACGGTTAGTCTCTCCTTCAGAAAACACAACCTTTTGTTCTTTTGCTAATTTATAAAGTTCTACAAGACGAGAATACGACTTTGTTATTTCCCCTTCATACAAATTGTAATAAATCCTATCACATTTGTAATCATCTAACATACTGTCAATATCTTCATCTCTATGTGCCAACTCAATCATAACATTTACATTGTTGTTGATACGTTCAGATTCGGAAGTCATTTTTTTCAACAAAGCGTCTGTGTAATGCAATAAATACAACACTCGCTCTTTTAATGTTTCTTTTATTGTCATAGTGTTAATTTTCTTCATTTTCTGTTTTAATCTCTTCTATTGCACGTTCTAATGCAGAATAGAAATCCTCATCACTAATGTCTAAAATCCAAGACAAACACCCTTCCTCTGGTTTTTCCCAAAGTACAGGTTTACGCAAAAAAGAATAAAGAAGTGCTCCAAAACTATAATCCTTTGGAGACACTTCATTTAACTCTTTAAACTTTAAAATGTTTAAATTTCTGTAATTCATGCTAAAAATTGTTGAATTTGTGTTATCGTTTCACAACGATTATTTAGGTAAGAATCTAAATTCTATTCTTGTTCGTTTAGTACCCTCAGAACTTTTATAAGCGAGATACACATTCTTAGCTGTACCTACACCTTGCTCTTCTGACTGAAGGTCAAAGGTGATTGTAAGAATGTCTTGATTTTTAATCTCCTTCGATTCTTTATCGCCTTCATCTAACATTGATGGTTTTTTACGTTCTACGGTTGTACAAAAGTGACAACCAGGTTCAGGGTTGTATAACTCGTATTCTTCTTCTTTTCCTTCTACAATGATTTCATAAGTGTGTTTTCTGAATTTATCTATTTCGCCACACTCTGCTACAAAATGATCTCCTTCTATTGAAAGGTCAATATTCATCTTGTCTGTTGATAAATTGATAATGTTGATGTCTGTTTTTTTCATAGTTTCTACTTTTATCCTATTCCACTTAGGTTTCAAACCTAAATATACAGCTCCACAAACTTCTGTGATAGATGCTGTTTTTTGTTCTATCTGACAACCACAAGCTGTACAAAATGGTTTTTTTATTACTGTTTTTCTTATTTCTTCAAACAACTTCGCTTTCTCTTTATTCAAACTGTTTAAAGGACAGCTATCACAGATTTCCCTGCGTTTTTTAAGTATTTCAGGGTCTATGTTTGATTTCTGAGTGAAAGCTCTAAATATTGTTTGTATTTTACCTACCTTTTCCAATTTTAATTGTTTTTAGCTAAATCTTTTTGGAAGTCTTCTATTTCTTCAAAACTTTTCTCGTCTGTATAAAAAATACTTCTTGTTGTAGGATAACGAAAATGATAAGAATGTTCTCTTTTTTTATAATTTTTATGTAGGAATTTCTTATACTTTTGAAGCACTTCAAACTTCTTTAAATAAACTTCAAGTTTTTCTTTATCTAATTTACTAATCCCCTTAGTTCGTTCATTAAATTTCAATCTTCTTACTTCTCTTGCTAATAATAATCCGTTGAGATATAAAAAACCTAACTTTGGTAATTTTATGGATATGTGTTTGGTTTTTTTAGCAACTTTCAAAATATATTCAACGATGTAATAATATATTTTACGAACCTCTTTTTCGGAAATATCGAGTTCTTCAGCAACTCGTTTTATAATATCGTCTGTATAGGCTATGTCTGATTTATTATCTGATTTACTGTTGTTCATTGTCAATTACTTTTGCTTCACTTGGAGCAACCTCTTTTCGTTTTCTAAATCGAATGTTAAAAGATACCGCATCACTTTCATCATTTAAAAAGAAATCTCGAAGTTGTTGCAACTCAACACTAAGTGTTCTTTTTTGTGAATTATGAGGGTCTCTTAACAAAAACATTTTCTTGGTAAGTTCAGAATTTATCTGATTTAAGTTTTTAGAATTTGTTTCTAACGCTTCCAAGATGTACTCTTTCGTATTTTGAGAATACCCCATTGCCATATAAAAAGCTAAAACATCAGCAGTACGTTGTTTTAAAAATGTTGTTTTATGATGTAAATTAACTATTAATGCATAAATCGACATTATTTTACGACAAATATCTAACTTATCATTGAAAGATAAATTAAAATATTGAATCTTTACGTTCTCTAAAAATCTAACATCATAATCTTTTAAACAGCTCATTACTTCAATGTTAGTTTCCTTAGAACCAGAATCAATAATCTTTACTGTTTTTTTTATATCTATATCGTTCAGAATCTTATGGTATTTATGTTTTCCTGAATTACTCTCCATACTTACTTTCCTATACTAAAAAAACTAATTTCGGTGCAAATATACAACATTTTTACAAAAAATCCAAATTTTTTCACAACTTTTTTCATAAGTAATAAAAATTTATTTAAATACAACATTTTTAACTTCTGAAAAACAACAATAAAAAACAATTAATTTTAAAATTTTTAGTCAAAAGTAGTTGTGTAAAATGTGCTGCGCTGTTGTGAAGACCGTGACCCTCAGGTGTGACCGTTGTGACGTGTAAACCTTACACATATGGTTTCTAACTGTTGTGTAAGGTAACGATTAACAGCTCTGCGTCACTTTTGAATCGCCGTTGGCACTGATGAGCGTCGCGAATCCGTAACAACTTTACCACATTTTTTGATTTCTAATGTATAAAAGTTAAAAAATGTATAAAAATAAAAATTGTTTTAAAGAAGAGAAAGCCCCCCCCTCCCCCCCATTTCATATACAATTCACAAAGAGCAATTGAAAAATTGTAAAAAATTGATTACAATTTCATGCTTTTTATGCAAAAAATACAAAATGGATAGGACGGAATCCTTATATAATTCGATGAAGTTTTTGAAGAGGATTTTAACCCACTCCCTGCAGATTTTATCTGCTACTGCATTTACTTATCTTCGGTATGTTAATTTGAAAATAAGCACTCACCCACTATGTTATCTATTGCCCTGCGAAAGCCCCCACCAAGATTTAGGTAAAAAATGGTCAGACAAATAGAAATTTTAGCTATGTTTTGACATCAGACTGATGGTTTCTCGGACTCTTACCTCCTTATTCACTCACCCTCACTTGCACGGTGGAACTCCCTGTTCCTTGTCGTGGGCGCAGTTGCCTGACTAACGACATCTTTTTTACTTGAATTACAACAGAGAGTTCGCGCTCAGTCACCTTTACGTTCGTTACTAAAAACGAGTTTCTCGTTTATATGGTTTTTACTACTCTCATATCGCACCACAATATTTTTTTAAAGAGTTCTTTAAGAGTTCGTTCTTCTTTTCGTTAGAACGCCTTATTCTACGTTAGCTTTCTACTATAAAGCGACAGCGGTACAATGTCAAAAGCCTTGATAAAACACTTCATTGAAATTGCGTTTCTCAGTGTTTTATTGTACTTTTTCCAAATCAGCCTGTATTAAAACAACTAAACGTTTGGATTTAAGCTATCAAAACTCTAAATCTACCATCACCTTGATGTGAAAAATATTGCAGTCCCTCCTCCGTTTTTGTTCTTGTTTCCCGCACCATAAGTTTATAAAAAAAACTCACAGATTGATGATGTTAATAACCCTTTCAGTCTTGTCATTATTTTGCCGAAAAGTAAAGAACTGTTTTAATTAATAACATCTTTAGAAACACCTTCATTTCCACTTAATAAGGGATTTTTATTTAAGGGGTCTAAACGCTTACCCCTAAGCCAGTATGTAATTAAGTAAAATCGTTATTTTTTGAATCAAAACACATCGTATCAAACTCGTCAGTGTTGACATATAAAACGTTTAGGTTTCAGCCTTATAATCAAACTGTTACGCCTAACCTTTTTTATAAAACCCGACGACTCATCGTGTTTCGGTTACGATTTACGGCGGCAAAGATACAACATTTTTTTTAATTTTCCAAATAAATTTGAAAAAAAATTATTTTTATTTTAAAATTTGGTAGATTTAAAAACATTTTGTACCTTTGCAAAAATTGTTAATACAAAGAAAATGAAAATATTAGGAGTAGACCCAGGAACAAGTCAGACGGGGTGGGTTCTTTATAACACAATCACACACTCGGTTGAAGACAGTGGTGTTACAGAAAATGAAGAGTTTCTAAATTCTGTGATTGAGATTCAAGATTATGATATAATGGCAATTGAACGGATTGCTAGTTATGGTATGCCAATAGGTGCTGACACGATTAGAACTATTGAATACATTGGACGTTATTGGCAAAAAGTTTTAGATGTCAAAAAAACAAATGTAAGGGTTGAATTGTTTTATAAGAAAGTTGATATAAACCCATCTATTTGTGGAAGTAATAAAGCAAAAGACGCAAATATACGTCAGGCTATAATAGATATGTTTCCTAAAACGGGAGGTGGTTCTAATCCTGCTGTCGGAACAACTAAACAGCCAGGTGCGTTGTATGGTATAAGTACTCATAAATGGGCAGCCCTCGCTGTGGCGTTGACATGTGCTATTAAAAACAAATTAATAGAATTTAAAATTTACTAGAAAATGAAAAAGATTATTATATTACTGAAAATGACAGAAAATGACACAGTTTAGAATTGTTTTAGTGGTTATTTTATTTGTTTTAATCTTTATATTTTTGATTTCAGATAGAATAGAACAGAGGAAGAAATTTTAATAAACTTTATCCAAGAAAGTAACTTTTTTTGTTAATTTTCTTGGATTTTTTATTTTTTTGTTGTATATTTGCACTTTGTAAAAGTAATTTTTATAGATGTGAAACTCAACAAACAACAAATAAAAAGACTTAATTTTCTTTATAAAACGTCTTCAAATATTACAGAGGCAGCTAAAAAATTAGCTGTGGAGTTAGGTATTTCATATGAAGATTCTTTTAGAAGAAATTGTTCTAAACTTTTAGAAAGGTTTAATGTAACAAATAATAAAATTAGAATAGAAGACTCAGAATCTTTTAAAGAGGCTTCTAAAAGAGAACTTTCCAAAAAAAAGTATTACATTATAACTTGGGAACAAAATGAAACTCCTATACATCAAGATTTCTATAATAACATATTGGCTTATAAGAAATTTTTAAATGCGGAGTTAAGTGTTATTTTGGGTCGTTATAAAAATCCTACTTCTGTGTTTACAGACTCCAAAAATGATAATTGGAGTGAACAAACTCGACCTTATTGGGATGCAAAAGAACATAATATTCATAAACACTTAAAAATACTTTCCAATATAAAGATAACACCAACTCGAAAGTACCCTCTTACAGGAGTTCAAGATTTAGCAGACGGCAAAACAGTAATCGTGGGACACCCTAAACTTCATTTAAAAGTAGAGCCTACTCTTGCTAATTATCCTGACAGAATGATACTTACAACGGGAGCTATTACGCTTCCTAATTATACAGATAGTGCAACAGGTGTTATTGGTGAAGGTTCTCATAAGTACGGTTTTGTTATTGTAGAAATACAGGACGAGGATGTGTTTTTTGTTCGTCAAGTTGAAGCTGAAGAGGATGGTTCTTTTATTGACTTGTGCTACGAGGTTAGAAATCAACAGGTTACCAAAATAGATAAGGCGTTAGGTTTAGTGTGTGGAGATACTCATTTAGGACAGTTAAATGTTGAAATTGACAGACAAAATGATTTAATTTGTGATTATTTTAATGTGGATAACATTGTATTACATGATGTAGTAGACGGTGAGAGTTGTAATAATCACAAGATAAAATCTCCAATAGAACAGTTTAAACGTTATGATAGGGGTGAACATTTGATTCATTCTGAACTTAATAAATTGACAGAGTGGTTTAGTAGTAAGTTAAAGTATAAACCTGTTATCCCACAAGCTAATCACAATAGTAGGTTTGACCGTATATTAGAAGAAGATTGGCGAAAAGATATACATAATGCTAAATTTTATTTAGAGTTTACTAAACGTGTTTTAGATGGTGAAATTCAAGAAGGTGTTGTTTCTTATTGGTTGAAACATAATTTTGGAGATAGTGTTACAACACTTAAACACACAGACAGTTTTAAAATAGGTCGTTATGAGTGTTCACAACACGGAGATAACGGATCTAATGGAATGAAGGGTTCTCCAGTTGCATTCCGTAATCTTGGAATACCTATTGTACTTGCACACACTCATACACCTTATCGTGCAGATGATACACTTTATGTGGGCACTAATACAGAATTGTTATTGGATTACAATCAGAAAGGAGCCAGTTCTTGGATGCATTGTAATGTTTTGATAGGTAAAAACGGTATAGCTCAACATATTATATTCAACAATTATAAATTTACGACATTTAAACTAATTAAAAATTGATTGATAGATGAGAAAATGGATTATTAAACTTTTTGCACTTGATTACATTGTGAATGTTGGTGGAACAAAAATTAATTTCACACGTTCTGCAAATATTATTTTTCCTTCTCTTTTGGGAACAATGACATTAAGTGCTTGTCACAGTTCTTTGTGGTGGATTGCTGCTCTTATTACTTTAATTGGAGTGTTTTTTGGGTTTTTCTATTTTAAGATTAAACCTTTAAATTCAAGCGATATTCGTTATTTTGATGATTGTCAGTTGTACAGTTGGTGGATTTTTAACAAACGTCGTTATGTTCCCGAATTAAGGACTTTTAATGGAACTTGGGTTTTAGTAGTTAATCCAATTGCTATTATGATTTTTTTATCTATTTTGATTTTGAAATTTCATTGATTATCTTTGCTAAATAAAAATTGTTGAGATGAATTTTAATATGAATAATTGTTGTCCACCTTCACCTTGTCGCCCAGAACCTTGTGGTTGCAAGTTTTTTGTGGATAGTAAGTGTGTAATTTATGATGGAAGGGGCTTCAGAACAATTAACTTACCAAAAGGTTCAAGAGCTGAACACATTTTTGAATGGATTGATGACATCTTGTATAAGTTAATGAATGACATTTTACCATTTAGAAATGTTGGAGGGGGTGCTGAGATTTATAAAGAAAGAACAACTGACGGATGGTATGAATTTCGTTCTTTGAAGTCAAAAGATGAAAAAACTCTTGTTATAAAACAAGAACCTACTTTTATATCTTTTGAAAGTGCTACTCCTTCAATAAAACGTGTTGGAGATACTATTGAGTTGTATTTAACAACTGAAAAGGGAGAACATAAAATTTCCACAATAGATTTAAGTGACTATGCCGTTGCTTCTCAGGACATTCATGTTCAAAATGTCGAGATTGTTGGCAATGACATTGTTTTCACTTACAATAAAGTAAAATCTCCTTTAAGAGTAGATGCTTCTATATTTTTGGCTAACTTTTATGGTACTGAATTAAAACTTGAAGGAACGGTATTAACATTAGTTCGTAATGGACAACTTACTCCTTTGACTGTCGATTTGGCATCTTTGAAGGGTGGTGGTGCAGGAACTGATACTTATGTGACAGACCTTCAATTAAACAGTAAGTCTATTGTTTTAAAACAAAATGGAAAAACAGACATAACTCTGGATTTAACTCCTGTTTTAGGAGGAGGTGGTGGTGCAGGAACTGATACTTATGTGACAGGTTTTGCATTAGATGGTAATACTTTAAAGCTGACACAAAACAACGGTCAATCAGAACTTTCTGTTGATTTGAGTAAATACATATTTACAGCAGATAAACACTTGACAGGAATGGAGTTTGATAACAACACTTATGTTTTGACTGTCAAACGTTCTCAAAATTTACCTGATATAAGCGTTGATTTGTCTGCTTTTAAACCTACACAAGCCAACTTAGTACAAAACGATAGTGCAAGTAAGGAATTTATTAAAAACCGAAATTTGTATAAGGAGGTTACAACAGATTATGTTTTGACCAAAGAAGATAATAATACAAATATTTTTATTAACAATGGTTCAAATCCTGTAACTATTACTATTTCAGCAGGAGCAGGGCTTACTCAAGGTTTGGAGGCTAATAATTCTTATTTTGTTTCATTCACACAGGTTGGAACAGGTGTTGTGAGTTTTACAGGACACACACTTATACCTGAAGGAAGAAAACCTCAAATACAAGGACAAGGTTATGTTGTTGGTGTAGAAGTAACCCCCACAATATCTCACTTGTGTGGTGATTTAAAACAAGCATGATAAAATTTTTCTTCAAAAAGTTTGTAGGATAAATTTTAATTTGTAATTTTGCAACCGAATTAATAATTTAAAATTTTATGACAGCAGAATTACAAAAAAAGAAAGAAGAAATTTATTTAAATGTCTTGAAACAGTTAAATGAGACATTTGACTCTGAAAATTTTGATGAAGAAACATTAACAAATAAAGTTTATTCTTCTTCTGAAGAATTGAACTTAAAAAAACCGAGTTTCACATTCAAACGTTATCTGTATAAGGGTGACCGTTTGTATGTGAAACTTCCTTTGTTTTGGGAGGGGGATGTTCCAAAAGTGGGAACTGAAATTTTGGATTGGGGGTATTCTCTTACAACAATGATTAGTTGGGGAGAAACTTCAACTGAGAAGGAGGATGGTCTTAACAAATGGAAAGTTGAAATGCGAATGAAGGGGATTAACCCTGACGAATATTCACAAGAACGTGCTGATTATGGTACATTGATGCACTATACATTCTCATTGTTGTTAAATGATTTTGAGTTTAACAAAGAAAGTTTTGAAAAAGATTTATATAGTAAAGCTCTTGAAGATAAAGTTCTAAGGAAGACAAGACTTGTTTTTATTATAGAAAAATACAGAGTTCATCTATGGAATGCTTTAATAGGTTTTTGTAAGTTTGTATCTGATTTTGGAGTTACACCTATTGCTACAGAGTTGGTGGTGATGGATGAAAATTATTTAGCTGCTACACCTATTGATTTGTTGTGTGTAATAAAAGAACCTGTTAAAATAAAGGTATTAGTTCCAACAGGTGAGGTTTATCTTAGAGATGGTAAAAATGGAGCTAAAAAAGGCGACCCTAAAATGAAAGAGAAAATCTTTATAGTTCCGCAAGAAAAATTGGCAATTATAGACTTTAAATCTGGAACCAAAGGTTTTTATGATTCTTATTATTACCAACTTAATTGGGGTTCTCATATGTTGAAGGAAACCTATGGAATTGAAGTTGAAGCTCTTTTCAATTATTCTCCAAAAGATGAATTGAGTACTAAATATAAAATAAAAAAACAAACAGATAATGAAAAATTAGATACACTTTTACCTTTTGTAAAAGAAACTTCTTGTCTTCATTTGATGAATAAGTTTAAAAATGGTATAGATATTTTTAACGATGAGTTGGACAAAAGTAAAGTTATAACGATGAAGTCTATAAGTTACAATAGTCAGAAAGAAGATTATAAAATTGTTGGTGATGAAGTGATACTTGAAGACGGTTATAGTTTTAATTATAAAGATATTTTAGAAAAAAATGGCTTTACAACAGATACAGAGGGAGAAGAAGGAGAACAATGATAAAGTTTTACATACATTTGTTGAACGATTTGGTTTAGAAAAGTACACAGGTTTAAAATCACGACATACTTGTCCTTCTTGTGGCAGAAAACATAGTTTTGTATTGTATATAGATAAAGTTACAGGGGAAAAGATAGGTGATAAATTTGGTCGTTGTAATAGAGAAATCTCTTGTGGTTATCATCTTGCTCCTAAAATGTCAGATTTACCAAAAGACGCTTTACTATATGTTTCAAACAATGAAGTTAAGTCAGAGTATCAAGAAAAGGATTCTGTAAATATTATTAATTCTAAGTATGTGACTAAGAGTTTAGAAGAACCTCTAAACTCTTTCACTTACTTTCTGTATAATCATTTTCCAAAAGATAGTGTTGATTTAATAATTCGTAGATATAGGTTAGGTACAGTAGAAAAATGGAACGACAGGGCTGTTATTTTTTGGCAATTAGATGAGGATTTTGATTGTAGAACAGGAAAAATAATGTTGTATGACAGAAACACTTGCAAGAGGGTTAAGAAACCTTATAATCATATAACTTGGGTTCACACACCTACAAAAAGTAAAGAGTATGGTGAGAATAGTGATTTTAATTTACAACAAGTTTTTTTTGGAGAACATTTATTAGCAAATCATGAAGTTGATACATTTCATGTTGTGGAAAGTGAAAAAACAGCTGTAATATGTTCAATTAAAAATCCAAATACATTTTGGCTTGCGACAGGTGGTTTACAAAATATTAATGAAAATCGAATGTTACCGTTTTTAGATAAAAAATTAATATTTTATCCTGATAAAGGTAATGCTTTTATTCAATGGGAAAATAAGTTGAAACCTTTTATGGAAGATTTTAATATAGAAATAAGTAATTTTTTAGAAAATCAACCCGATATAGAAGAAGGTGAAGATATGGCTGATTATATAATTAAAAAATTGGAGGTAAAACATGGGACTGATAACAAAAGCTGTTGATTTGGTGAATGTGGCGGTAAGACAGATTTTGAGGTATCAGACCAAAGAAGACGCTCCTATTAAGACAAGGTTTGAACATTTCAATACGAACGCACTTGGTGGAATATTTAAAGGAAATATAATAACTATTGGGGCAATCTCAGGTTCTGGTAAATCATATGTTTTACAACAGATAGAAGAAGATATGTTTGACAAGAGTTTGAATCCTGATTGTGATGAATATGTACTTTTACGTTGTAATTGGGAAATGACTGTTTTTAAACTACTGCTTCGTAAATTAAAACGCAAATTACATAAATCAGTAACAGATATTTTGTTTAATTCTCCACAAGGTGATGAAAAAGATAAGTTTAAAAATGTTTGTGATAGTGAAAGGTCAAATCAAATCTATTATTTGGAAGACCCTTGTGATCCAAACACTTGGTATACCTCAGTAAGAGAATTTTTGAATGAACACAAAAATAAGAAACACGTTGTTGTTACAATTGACCATATTGCATTAGTTCGTGATGTTTTAGGTGGTAAAAAAGCAGCAATGGATAATTTAATAGAGAATATAAACATGCTTAAAAAAGAGTTTGTGAATGTTTCTTTTATTATTTTATCACAGTTGAATAGAGATATAGAAAGTCGTACTGATATACAGAATTTAGCACCAAAACGTTCAGATTTGTACAATTCTGATACAATTTTTCATATTTCGGATATTGTTATTGTGTTACATAATCCTTTTAAACTTGGGCACAATTTGTATATGAATGTACCTGGCCTTGCTACAGATTCAGAAGGTAATACACTTGATAATCGTTATGCATACCTCCACGAGCATATGGAAAAGGTTGATAATAAGTGGACTCACTTTTTGACAGCAGGTAATGTTTTTTGGCATTATCTTAAAGTTCGTGAGTTGGAAGAAGGTTATTTGGATATTGCGGTTGAACCATTTTTGTTACCTGATGGTAGAAGATTGACAATTACACAAGACGGTATAAAAACAAAATTTGAACCTAAACCTAAAAAGAAAAAAGAGAAGTTACCAAGTTTGTTTGGAGCAGAAGATGAAGATGATGAAATTCCTTATTAAAATAATGAAATAATAGATAAATTTATAAAAAATAGATAATATGAACAATATTCAAATTTTTGAAAATCCTGAATTTGGTCAGGTGAGGGTTCTTTTACAAGAGAACGGAGAACCGTTATTCGTAGGTGTAGATGTTGCAAACATCTTAGGTTATAAAGAACCACATAAAGCTATAGTTAGACACGTGGATGATTGTGACAGGATGAAACGTCCCGTATCTGATAATCAAGGTTTTGTTAGAGATTCTTGGGTTATCAATGAGAGTGGACTGTACACTTTGATATTTTCTAGTGAACTTTTAACAGCTAAAAGTTTTAAAAAGTGGGTCACCTCAGAAGTTCTTCCCTCAATCCGTAAGACAGGTTCTTATTCTGTAAAGCCAATGACTCAGGCTGAATTGCTTTTACAACAAGCTAAAGTCATAGTTGATTTAGAAAAAAGGCAACAGAAACAGGAAGGTGAAATTCAGAGATTGACTGAAGAGAATGAAGAAATTCGAAAAGATTTTGATTATTTAAAATCAAAAACAAACAATACTCCTGATTATTATTCGATTGTAGGTTATTGCTCTTTAAAGGGAATTTCTATAAATTTAGAGGACGCTAAGAAATTAGGAAAAGAAGCCTCTAAAATCTGTAAAGTTAATGGTTTGTCTGTAGGTTCTTTACCTGACCCACGTTTTGGAAGAGTTAACACATATCCTTACAATTTATTGGAAAATATAGTAGGTAAGAATGTTAAAAAGGTTGTGAAAGTTAAATGATTGTTATTTTATACATAAGTTAAAATAAATGTTAAATAGTGTAAATTAAAAATTTATGATAGTAAAAGATATAAATACTGATAAGGTTATCGAGTTGAAGGAAGGTGAATGTTTGGTTTTTAAACATAAATTAGGTACTTCATATGTTGAGGAGTTTATTGGTGATGGCTTACATTTTTTTTAGACTTAGAATGGAAGGTTTAAGGAAGGTTGATTTTTCAAAAGAAGCATGGTTAGAGTTTAAAGAAAATGTAAAAAATGTAGCTATTAAATATGCTGAATGTAAGTTTGAAGTTCCAGAAGAAAGACCTGATTTTAAGTTTATAAATGATAAGTTATATGTAGATCTGCGTTTTTAAGATGTTTTGTGGAATTAGATTGTATACAATTTACTAACATAAGATTCAGAGATTATGTTTATTCTGTTTTAGGAGATAAAACAGATATTATACAAGATGAAGAAAAAGAATTTCCGTTCACTTTTGATTGTTGGGTTTCTGAACTTACAGCTATAGAGTTTGTGAAAAAAGAACAACCTTATAACAAAAGTAAATTTTTGAAAATAGTAAAAGAGTTTAAGGATAAAACTAAAACAGAACATTATAAAAATAGGGATATTTAATGGAAGAATTGTTGTCAAACAATTTGTTTTTTTAATTAAAAAGACAAAAAAGAAAACAAGAAAGTAAATTTAGAACTTACAAATTTGGAATTTGTAGGTTCTTTTTTTATTTTTGTTCATTAATTATTTGATAATGAACGTTACTTATTCACCTAATAATACTTCTTACTGGTTTGAAGGAGGTTCTCTTTATGGTACTAATTCTGTGTTACCAACACAGGCAATACCTGCAAAAAAGAAGAATGAAAAGTGGAAAAAGGCGACAATGGACGCTTTAGAGCGTATAGGTGTCAAACAATTAAAAGAAAATTTAAAATTTAAAGACTTCTATCGTATGATAGAGGGTAAAATGGCGTTTTCTGAATTAAGTGAGACTTTTCCACAATTTAGAGAAATTGAAAAGCAGTTCAAAGATATGGATTTGCCTTTGAACATAAAACACTACGATTTAACAGGTCGTCTTATTAATCTTCTTGCGGGCGAACTTGTACAAAATACAGATAAATTTTCAGTTGTAACAGATGATGAAATTTCAGAAAATGAATATGTGAGGGAGAAAACAGATTTGTTACAAAAGTATGTTAATGAACTATTCCAAAAAGAATTAAATGTTCGTTTGTTAAGGGAGGGTATTAATCCAAACCCGTCCGAGTTTGATTTTGAAACGCCCGAACAGGCAGAACAGTATGCTCAAGAAATAGAGAGACTTCGTATAGAGAAAACACCTGAAGAGATAGAACAGTATATGAATAAAACTTGGAAGGTGGCAGCTGTTGAATGGGCAGAACATACCTTAGACCAAGATATTATACGTTTTTCACAAGATGAAAAAGATAGAAACGAATTTATTGATTTCTTAGCAACAGGGCGTTGTTTTCGACATTTTCGATTAGGTTATGATTTTTATCAACCTGAAACATGGTCTCCTTTGAATACATTTTTTTCACAAGATTTAGACACAAAATATGTTCAAGATGGGGAATATGTAGGAAGAGTTCATTTCTATACTCCAAGTCAAATAATTAATAAATATGGACATCTTTTAACTCAAAAAGAAAAGGAAACATTAATGAAATCTGACTCTTACTCTGAGCAATTGCAAAATTCTGAATATGGAAATAAGGGTCAAGATGTTGGGAGTAATAAAAATTTATTTCAATTTTATAGTGGAGTAGAAATTCTTCCTTTTGAACAGTATCACGAATATAATATGTTTTTAGAGTTGCAGGAAAACTCTGGTGAACCTATGGGTCGTGCTATTTTCAAGGATAAAGATGGTGTAGAACGTGAAGAAAGAGTTTTTCTACCTTCTATAAATGATTTTAATTCTTATTCTTTAGGTCTTGCTAATATAATTCGTAGTGATTTAAATCTACGAGAAGATTTAATTCAAGTGACAGAGGCATATTGGATTTCTTATGAGTTGATAGGTTTGTTAACATACGAGACAGAAGAAGGTAGAGTTACACAAGAAATAATTTCAGAGGAAATTCTTCCCGATTTCTTAAAAGAAAAAAATATAAAACAGATAAGAAATAGAACTATAACAGAAGCTGAAAGTAATCCTGAAACAAACACTGTTGTTTGGGATTATATACCTGTTGTTTATCAAGGGATAAAAATAAATCAACGTAACACAAAATTAAAAACTTCCTTATATTTACAAGTAGGAGCTACTGAATATCAAATAAAAGGAGATAGTAATATTTATGATGTTAAATTACCTGTTGCAGGTATAGTGGATTACTCATATGCTGAAAAGATATTCCCATTTCAGGTCGCTTATAATATTGCGTTGAACCAAATTCGTGAATTGTTAGCTAAAGAAATAGGTTCTTTCTTTATGTTTGATGTTCAATATTTACCTTCGGAATTTAAAGATTGGGATAGTACTAATAAAACATTGTTACATATGCATAATCTTGTTAAATCTACTGGTTTAATGGCTGTTGATAGCTCTAAACAAAATTTAGCAGGAGGTGGAATGTTCAATCAGTTTAGTGTACAAGAGTTGACTTACACTAATCAGATAATGGCACGTTTTCAAATGGCTGAATATTTCAAACAAATGGCTTATGAACAACTTGGCATTAATCCTCAACGTTTAGGTCAATCTGTGAAGTATGAAACCGCAGAAGGTGTAAAACAGTCACAGGATGCATCTTACGCTCAAACAGAAGTTTTATTTGATAAGTTTTCTCAGTATAAGAAGCGTATGTTGGAAATTCATTTGAATATTGCACAATACGCTCAACAGAATGATAAAGATATAACTGTTTATTATACTAAATCTGACACTGAAAAAGCATTTTTAGAATTTTCAGATCCTTATTTTCAACTACGTAAATTTGATATTTTAGCAACAACTTCGTCAAAACAACGTAAGGAACTTGAAACAATACGTCAGTATTTCTTGAACACAAATACAATGGGTACAGATGAGTTTGCAGTTGCTAAATTGTTTACTTCTGACACTGTTGTAGAGTTGATAGAATTTGCTCGTAAAGAACGTCTTCGTAGAGAGCAAATGCAACAACAGGAACAGCAAAATCAGATGCAATTACAACAGCAACAATCTGAACTACAAGAACAAGCGGCTCAAAAGGAATGGGAAAGAAAAGAGTACAGTAATCAGAAAGACCGTGAAAATGCAATCAAGGTTAAGATTATTGATGCGACAGGTAGGGCGGCTGATAATAATGCAGATGAGGCTCAAATACAAAAAATAAGTGCTCTTGGTAACACTTATGTACAACAAGAAAAGGCGGCTGCTGATATTAGACTTAAACAACAACAAATAGAAATAGATGCAGAAGATAAAAAAGAAGATAAACGTTTACAGTGGGCGAATTTGGATAAAGAACTTGCTCAGTTAGAACAACGAAAAAGAGAAGATGAAACCAAACGTTTTGTAGCAACGATTAATAAAAATTAAAATGATAATAAATTTTAAATTTATCAATAAATTATAAATTTATAAATAATTTTTAAATTTATTCTTTAATCTTTTTTGTAAGTTTTTGTATAAAAGATATTTACAAAAATTTATTGCGTTTGAATTTGACTAACAATTTAATAATTTTGCGATATGAATGTAAGTGAAACCAATAATAATGTAGGGCTTTCCATTGGAGAATTAGGCTCTATTGACGAATTTCTTGGGCAGTTGGAAATGTCAGAAGATGAATTTAAAGTGACACCTCCTTCAGTTGATACAGACAATATTGTTGAAACATTGAAGAACAATGAGGATGAAGATACTCCAAATACAGTTACTATAGAAGAGAGTAAAAAAGAGGAAGGAGAAGCTAATAGTTCAGAAGACAACATTAATACTAAAGAGGTAACAGAGAAGAATGAGAGTGAAAATAGTTCCTCAAAAGAAAAAAAAGAAACAGTAGAAGGTGTTGAAGAAGAAACTTCTGATTCTAAGTTTTATAAATCTATTATTTCAGATTTGGTAAAAGAAGGTTTGTGGGAATCTTTTGATGGAATAGAAGATGAAAATGGAGAAGTTATTCCACTTGACCAAGTTAATATAGATAAAGATGTTTTTTATTCTATAATTGCTTCAAAAATAGAAGAAATTAAAAGTAAGGCTTCTGAAAATAAGATATCTGTTGATGGTGTTTCTGATTTTATGAAACGAATGATTGAACTTGAAAAAAAAGGAGGAAATGTTCGTCAAGCAATGGAAACTTACAACTCTCTTACAAATCCAATTGAAGCTCTTGATTTAGAAAAAACAGAAGATCAGCGTAAGATGGTTTGGTTACGTTACAAACTCGAGAATAAACTTGATGACCAAACAATTACTGACATTATAGTGTCAAGAGAAATGAGTGGTAAACTTGAGGAAACTGCAAAACAAGCTAAGTCTCAGTTGGAGAAAGCCGCTGAAATGCAGTTGCAAAATCTTGAACAACAAGCCAAAGAAAGACAACAAAAAGAACGAGAAGAGATAAAACAGTATCGTGCTGATTTGAGTGATGTTCTTAATAAAGAGTTTAAGTTAAAAGATTCTACAAAAACTCGTTTACTTGATTTAGCAACAAAAAGAGATAAAGAAGGTCTTTATGGAATAGATTATTTATATCACCAAGCAATGGAAACTCCTGAAAAGGCTACTAAGTTGCTTTTGTTTTTAACTAATGAAGAAGAATACAATCAACAAATTTCAGAAAAAAAAGTACGTGAGGGTAAAATTAACACAATGAAATCAATTCGTTTGATTCCAAAAGGAAAAGGTTCTAATTTAAGTATTCCTTCACAGAATAAAGAAAGTGAGGATGATAAGACATTCGATCCGTTGTTATTGTTTCCAAGTTAATGGTTTATAACAAATCTTTATTAAAACTTGTTGTTGTTTTTAATGAAGATAAATTACTTACAAAATAAATTTAAAAAGATTAAAATAAAAAGATTATGACTGACACCAATATTCAAAACTTAAACCAAGTGGTTAATGGGGATAGGGTGGTGCGTTTGACAAATTCTGAGAAGATTTCCGTTAATCAGAATTTCCTGGATATGGCAACTTTGTCATCTTGGTATCACCGTGACCCAAATAAGAACCATTTAGGTCTTATTAACCTTTATAGTGGAATGGCAAAACAGCCAATACCTTCTTTGAAGACAGCTATTGAAACAGGAGCTGTTCTTAAAGTAGATGGTGTTGGGGGTCGTTTCTCTTATGATGTACCTGTTGTTAAGCCTTATAGTAGTAGAACAAATAAGGACACGTCTACTATGTACGATCAGCCAGGTTTTAATGGTGGTATTTTTTACATTGGACTTGATCAAAAATATAATCCAGGGGATGTTCTCACGTATGACTCTGTTTATGGAGAACAGGCTGTAGTTTCTGAAGATGAGCAAGTTTACATTGAAGGTGATGTGTGGATGCACCCTGTTAAATATGTAGGTGGAGAACTTGGATATTTTCCTCCTGATAAATTGGTAGCTGGAATAGAATACTTTAAAATTGGACACGTTCTTGGAGAGTTTTCAACTCAGTTTTCAGGTATTCAAACTCCTGGTAATGTTGGAACAATGACATTAGAGTTTGAACTCGGTAACCATAGAGGTGTTGAAACGGCAGTCACTATGTATGTTGGTATGAAGACTCTTGGAGATGCTAAACAACGTAGTATCGCTTGGTTAGAAATGTTGAAGGAACAATATTCAACTGAAGACCTCAATTTTAAAGACAACGACATGTTTGTTGTTTATAAAACGCTACCTAACGGTAAGGCAACTAATGCTTATCTTGCTGAAACTTGGGAATATTTGGTTGGAATGGAGTTGATGAAACTTGAAGCGTACCAAAATTATTTCCAAAAAGGAGCTTTGATTAATGATATCAATGGCACTAAGCGTTTGAATGAAGGATATGTACATCAACTACGTAGAGGATTTAGAATTACTTATTCTAAACCAGGTGGAATAACTCGTTCTGTTTTTCGTCAAATTTCAAGTTATTTATATCGTAACAGTTCAGTACCTGTACACGAACGTAGAATTAAACTTCGTGCGGGTTATATGGCATATCTTAATGTGATGCAGTTGTTCAAAGATGAAGCTCTTGCTTCAATTCACAATTTACAACCGCTTATGAATGAAGTTAAAGGTTTGCCAGAATCTCCTGTTAAAGGTAAAAATTTACAGAACTTGACAATAGAAACGGTTCGTTTTGTAAGTGTTCCGTTTGAAGGAATTGGAATTGTTGAAATAGAACACGACCCTACATTGGATTATCAACATTTAACTGATGTTAAAGAGAGAGGTTTCTTTGCAGATGGTTACCCTCGTACTTCATTTATGATGATAATTGATGACGCTCAAAGTCCTCGTTTCTCTAATGCTGAAAACGAGATAGCACGTGGTGTTAAACGTGTTACAACTCCTGATGGAAAATACAATACTAATGCGAATGTGTGGAGAATAGAGCCAAAAGGAGCAAGTTTTTGGTATGGTCGTCGAGAAGGACGTTGGAGTTCTCGTGGTGGAGAAATATTGAGTAGTATGAATACAATGGGTGAAGAGTTTTTTGCTCATTCTGTTAGTGCTGTTTGGTTGAAAGATAAATCACGTACTATTATAGTAGAATTAGATTAAAAATATTCACTTATTCACTTTTAAGAGGGGGTTTTCATCGCCCCTATAAGCCCCCTCTTATTTTTAAGATAAAACAACAAAAATTCAACATAATAATGAAAAATACAAAATCTGATAATATTGTTGCTTCAGTTAATGGTCTTGATATTAAGGAAGGAACAATTTATAAAGTTTTACACAAACCTGATAGTAATAAATTAGATGGTTATACACAAGAGGGAGCTACAAAACTTCCTTCTGAGGGTATAGTTGAGGTGTTTCAGTGTAAGTTTGTAATGACTGACCCTAATAACAGAACAGGTGTGTGGGATACAGGTTTTTATCCTGAGTCGCCTTGTTATGCAAACATTGATGAGAAAGAAGCTAAAGTCATTGTGAAGGCTTTGAAAGATAATATTGTAACACCTTATGAACGCAAATACGGTGTGGGTATTCTTAGTCATGAGAATGATACTTTTTGGAATGCTAAATATTTTGTAATAGAAGAAGGTGGTGTTTTTGATATGTCAAATGTGGAACAGCGACTAACTTTATATATGGCAATGCGTAACAGAAAACTTACCCCTTCAGACAAAGTAAATGATGCATCATTTAGAGGTAGTTTTTATTGTATTCAGGATGTAAATAAAGTTCGTAATCGTAATATAGATAGAATGGCAGATGAGATGAGAGCAGGTTCAATGTTTACTACTCTTGGTAAAACCAATCAAAATCTTCTTAAAGCTATTATGAGTTACGTAGGATTTGCTGCTTTTAGTATGGATTCTGATGAGAAAACACGTTTGGGAATGTTTGGTAATTGGCTCAAGGGTGATTCTAACAATGTTTATAAGTTTTTAGAAGCAGTTGATCTTTCAGAAGATAAGGATAGTTCAGATATCTTGTTCATTTATTACAAATTACCTTTAGCTATAAAACGTAAAATTATTGAACGTGAACAGGGTGTATATGTGTACAAGGGTGAACTTCTTGCAGGTGATTTAAAGACTGTTGCGCGTCGTATAAATAGTACACCTGACTTGGAAGACTTGAAACTTGAGATACTTGAACTCGAATAATAATTTATAAGATAGAATAAAATGAATATAGGTACAGCCTACCTTAAGTTCCTTGAAAAAGTGAATAAAAATTACACAAATGATAACATTTCTGTGGATGTTGGTAGGTTTGTGTCTTTGTTTAATACAAAACAAATTCGTTTTTTAGAATACGTTTTAGAAAAAAGAAATGAAGACGACATTCGATATGTACAGAAAATGTTAGTAAAGGATGAGTCGTTGGAATTTTTGAGAAAAAAACTAAACCATTGTGATTTTAAATTACCTTCTAATTTCTTTTCATTTGTAAATGTACAAGCCAATGCTGATGAAGGTTCTTGTTCTTCAAATAGGATAAACTTGTGGGAGGTGAAAAATGAAAATGTTCATGAACTTCTACAAGATGAATACAACAAACCCTCTTTTAAGTGGCGAGAAACTTTTTATTCTTTTGCGGATGATATGATTGTAATTTATGTAGATAACTTTACTATATCAGAATTGTTTCTTACATATTATCGTTACCCAAAAGAGGTTGATATGGTTGGTTATGTGAAAGAAGATGGTAGTTATTCTGTTAATATTGACCCTGAGTGGGACGATAAAGTGGTAGAACGAATAATAGAGTTTTGTGTAGCGGACTTTGACATTAACAACGATGATTTACAACGTTATCAATTAGATAATGTTAGGAAAATATCAAAATTTTAAATTTTTTGTAAATAAAATAAATAAAAAATTATGGCAATACATAAACCTTATGACCGTTATCTTGTTTCAACAGGAGCGGTAAAAACAGAAGGTGGTTCTGTAAATCTTGCTTATGGACAGTTAGGTATTTTTAAAGTAGATACTAAACATAACAGACAAGGTTTAGAAGCTCTTTCAACTTTTAAGAACCTACCTAAGAAACAAAAAGTGGAAATCCAAGTTGGTAACAATACAGCTTATAAGTCTTCTACTTTCCCGTTTGAAATTGGAAAGATAAGAAATCTACGTGTTTCAGCACCACAAAAAACTGAACAGTCTGTAGACGAAGTGATTATAGGTTATAATGGTATTGATGATAATACCGCTATGGAATTTGGTGTTGGAGAAGTTAAAAACATTAACATTCGTTTTTACGGTGAGAAAGTAGGACAACTTGGTTATCCACAAGGCTTTGTTGATTTGACACTTCCTCTTGATTCTGACCGTTGTTCTTATTATCCAAAAGACCAAAAGTGTAAACCTTGTAATGAGTGTAACAAAGTACCTGCACTTCCTGTTTTACTTGCGGGATTACAACGGTTTTTAAACACTCCTTTGAAGGGAGGAGAAAGTGTTACTGAATTAGGAGATTTCACAGTTATTAAGAAATGTACAGGTGGAGTTACTCCTGATAAAGTTAAATTTGATTTTTATGAACTGTCTATACTTGACAGCGGTACATTAGAAGCCTTATCAGCAGTACAATCTCAATATCCTTCTGTTAAAGTTGTTCGTAAAGATCGTAAAGAAAACGTCACTACCTATCAATTTGTACAGAAAGAAGCATCTCCTGCACCTGCTAAATTTAAACGTGGTATAAACAGTTTCATTAAGGGTTGTAAAGACTGTGAAAGTCCTGTTTGGAAAGCAGTTCAAGGTGGGTTCTTATATACCGTTTCTTTGACAGAGGATAATGCTGAAACTGATATTAAAGCTATTGATGATACTGCAAAAGTCGGTGTTGTTCAAGAATCTGTTGTAAAAGGTGGGGTCACTACTGAGGGTCTTTTCACTTATACTTTCATCGCTTATAAAGAGTTGAAAAAGGAAAAGTTAGATGCTTTTATTGAAAGTAAAAAAGATAAATCTGTTGTAGTTTCTCTTATTGGAACTGTAGCTTCTGTTTGTAAAAATGAAACAGTTTCTGAGTTTGATTGGAAAAAGGTTGGTACTTGTGATGCGATTGAACAGACTTATATAATAGACCTTCCTGATACTAAATGTGGTCAAGACCGTCTTGATGAGTTGAAAGCTCGTTTTGGGGAAGAAGTTAAAAAAGCAGACCCTGAAGTAAAAGGAGGTTGTCAAACACGTTATGAAATGAATGTTCTTTCTAACATTGTTTGTCCTGATGAATGTAGTGATGAAATTTTTGCAGGTCTTTATTCAACAGAAGCACCTCAAACTTATGATGGACGTACTTGGGTTCTTAAAAAAGAACTTGATTTGGGTACAGATTGTAAAGTTGGGTTGCGTATTAAAGGTAAACCTTTTGCAATTTATCCTTCTGAAAACTTCCGTGAAGAACTTGGATTTACAGAAAGTTCTGTGGGTGTAATGGTTTCAGGTGGTTATTCAAATGATATTCCTGAAATGGCATTTGATAATCGTCAAACTCCTTTTCACGTAGAATATGTTACTCGTCAAGCTCCACGTACTCATGTGGGAGGTAATATGTGGCAGTATGAAAGAATGGGACGTACATTCTTTACAGGTTCTGAAGAACATACTGATAACATTTCTAAACTTTTACTTGGTGAACAGTCCTTGTTCCCTGCGGGTGCTCAACTTTTAGATTATGTTATTGAAGTTGAACGAGAAACATTCTCACAATCATTTGCTCAAAAATATAATGAGAGCATCGAGTACCACGTGTTGGTTCAGGTTGGCAAACATAAAGAAATTGAAAAATTGTTGAATTTGTTGGTTTCTGCTAACGGAATAGACCCCGTTCGCGCTCTTGCTGAGTAATCGGTAAAGACAAAATAGGAAAGAGGGGTAAATTAAACCCTTCTTTCCTTATTATTTCTAATTAAAAACATAATACAAATGACTAATCAACAATTTGAAATAATTCGTCACAATCTGAATTGTCTTTCAAAAGGAATTAATTCAATTCCTGGTGGAGGCGGAGGAGGTAGTGGTCAAAACTACAACCAAAAATTAGATTCAATTATAACTCAATTGGGCATTTCAGTTTCTAAGTCTGATGAAGTTCTTACAGAAGTAAAGAAGGTCACTACAGAGGTGACAAAAGCTACTACAGAAATTACAAAAAGTTCACAGGCTGTAACAACATCTTCTCAAAAGGTTTCAGAAATGAAAACATCTGTTGACGGGTTAGTTACTAAAACATCAGAATTAATTGAGTTACAAAAGGAAACAAACACTTCACTTACTACTCTTGGGAATGGTATAAGGGAAGTTAAAGAAGCAATTAAGGATAATAAAGATAACATTGTCAGCAAGTTAGACAAAGTTGTAGAAAAATTAACAGAATTAATTGGAAAATTCCCATAATATTACTAACTTTGCACACATAAAATGACAGTTCAAATTTCTTTAATTGGAGAATATTTTTATAAAATGCTATATGCAAAAAATGGTGCATTAGCTATTTTCTCAGCTTTATTTAGTTCAATTAGTGTTACTGAAGCCTTTTCAGCATTTCAAGGTTTTGATAAAGCACACATTCTTTTACCTTTAACAGTTGAAGCTGTGTTTATATTTTTGTTTATGTTGTTTACATCGGTAGATATGATAACAGGTATATATGCAGCTAAACGGGTTAATAAACAGAGGAGTAATCCTTTACCGAAGGTGGTACAATCCTTTAAATTATGGCGTACAGGGTGGAAGTTTTTTTCAGTGACAATGGTTACTGTTGCACTTACTTTTTTAGCCCTTGTTGCAGAACTTGCAGGTTCTAGTTGGATGTACACAGCTTTCTTGTGGGTTACTGTTTGGTTTTGGGTGATTGTAATAGGATTTGAATGGAAGTCTATTGGTGAAAATATAGAAAGAGCTTCTGGTGATAAACCTGCAATTTTTAAATTTTGGGATAGACTTTTAAATGTATTACAAGTTGCTGGGTTGAGACGTGTTTCTAAGACAATAGCAGGAGAAGAGGTAGATATAGAAGAACCGACAGAAGAAGTTGTAAAATATACAAGAGATGAACAGAAAGTTTAAACGAATAGTATTGGATTTTGGGCATGGGGGTTTGGATAGAAATGGAAAGTATACAACTGACCCTAAAATCGGTAAATTACATAAGTTTCCTAATGGAGATGTTGCTTATGAAGGTGTTATTAATAGATGGCTTGGAGAAGCTATTGTAAAGGAATTGCGATTACAAATTCCTGACTTGGAAAGGGTTTTTACAGTACATTATACAGACTCTGCTGACGTTCCGCTTGATAAACGTGTTGCTAAAGCAAACAGTTATGATGCGTCTGAAACACTTTTTGTTTCAATACACTGTAACGCAGCCAATTCAAAAGCTCGTGGTTTTGAAATCTTTACTACACGAGGACAGACTGACTCTGATTCTTTAGCCGAATGTATTGCCAATGAGGTTGAAGTTTTATATAAGTCGCTCGGTTTAAACTTACGTTTTGATAAATCTGATGGTGATAAAGATAAAGAAGCGGACTTCTATGTTTTACGTAAAACAAAATGTACAGCTGTGTTGTTAGAGACCTTGTTTTTTGATAATGCTGAGGATTTTAAAGTTCTTCGTAATCCTAAGTTTCAAGAAGAATATGCTAAAGCTGTAGTAAAAGGTATTAAAAATTTTATTAACAAAGAAAGCTAAGATTTAGGTTTCAATATAAAGGTAAAAAGACTCTTTACAATTAGGTGAGGGGTCTTTTTTTTATTTTTTAAACTTATTGATTTTGTTATTTATAAAATATTTTCTATCTTTGTGCAATGAAAAGAAACTTAATTCTTTATTAAACAATTTTAAAAGACTAGTTGATGGAACGAGTTATAAAATTAAGAAGGTTTGGAAACGGAGACACTATTACTAAAAGTAATACACAGCAAACTCCACCTCCACCTAAAAAACGTTTTGGTCGTGCTTATACCACATATAGACCTTTAACTACTGCCGAGAAACTTGATGTTGCTCGTGGAGCGTTGGGAGTTGATGTAGACCCTTCTTTAACAGAAAATGGTCAGATTTTTGATTTGTCAAGACCTGTTACTGAGATTTATATGGAAAAACCTGCACCATTTGACTTGGGCGCGTATGCAAAAACAGGTTATTTCCAACAAGAGTATGACCCTTTAACAGAAGGTTATAGAATTTATCCTACTTCTAAGTTTGTTTTTGACAAAGGAGCTTATGAAGATATGATGGGTAAAATTTTGTCTTTACCTCAAAATAAAGATAAACGTTTCATTTCTTCATATGGTTATAAACCTCAGATGAAAAGAGGAGGTCTTTTTAGTCCTGCTGAACTTGCAGAAATTGAAGAGATGGGAAAGTATTTCGGGGGCTTTTCACAAAATAGTAATGAAGAGCTCCCTGAATTTGCCTTTGGGGGTAAAAAAAAAAGAATTTCTGAAACAATAGATAACAGTGATTTAGAGGAAGAAATGATAGTAAGTGGAGCGTTGATGAATCCATCAGTGCGTCCACTATCTCCTATTGTAACAACAGGTGTTACTAACCAACAGATACCGAATTATGCAGGTGATTGGGCAGCCAATCGTGTTTTTAATGGTTCAATGTTGGAAGGTAGTAATACCTATAGTAATTTAGATGGAACTGTCCCTGTTACAAGTCAAGGATTAGCTCCTTTACCTGCACAAGGTGTTATCAATCAACCTGTTCCTAACTATAACGCCGAATCTAATTGGGTTAGACCGAGTTATTTTAATGGTCAGATAATACAAGGGGATGGAAGTTATTCTCAATATGATGAGAATGGTAATCCAGAAACAGTTTGGAAAAATGGTGAGGAGACTTCTTATACAGAACAGACCCAAGAAGGTCAGACTAACCCGTATGATATGATAGGTGCGGGGTTGTCAATAGCAGGTGCTGACATTGATATGGAAGGTGCTCTTTTTCAATTAGGACAATCTTTGAATTTTAATGCTGACAAGTATGCCCCTGAATATAAAAACGTAGCAAGAGCGGGTAACATCGCTCGTTTGGTTGGTGCTGTTGGAAAATCAGTATTGGCGGGAGCTCGAAATATAAATGCAGGAATGGGTTATCAGAACCGTATGCAAAATTATAAACAGTGGTATGATAATAAAGAAGCTGAAAGGGCTAAGGGTAAATATCAAGTTGCAGAAGACGGTGGACTTATTCAATATTTAGCAAGTGGGGGTAAGGTGGAAGACATATATCCTGAAATGTTAATGTCTGGTGATTATACGACAGGTGTGAAGTCAGACCAACCTGCTAATGCGGAAGTTGAAAATGGAGAATATTTACAACATCCTGACGGTTCTGTACAACAAGTTGTAGGAAAATCTCATGAGAATGGAGGTGAAGCAATGATGTTGGAAGAAGGTACTAAGGTTATTTCAGATAATTTAAAAATAGGCAAAGAATTATCTAAGGATATAAATTCTAATTTTGAGCTTAAAACAAAACCAACTGATACTTACGCTACTGTTATTGATAAGTTTAAAAAGAAAAATAAGTTTTATGAGTTAGAGAAGGAAGAAGAAGAACTTTTGAAAAAGGCTGAAAAAAACGAAAAAGTTAAAAATGCTTCAACGAAGTCTTTAAATAAAGAACGCATTTCAGAACAGTTAAATGAATTAGATGAGCAGAAAGCTGAAATGCAAGCAATGCTTTCTCAGTTTACAAGTTACATATTTCAAGCTCAGCAAGAGGCTAAGGGTGAGTATGATAGTGTGGGAGAAGCTGTTCCAACAGAACAACATCCACCTACACCTGAAGAAGTTCAGATGTTACAAGATGAATCATCTCAACAAATGGGTACTGTCACAACTGATGAAGACATTGATGCACAACAACGAGAACAACAGATGGGTCAAAGCATGTCTTTTGGAGGTTTGATAGAAGACCCTCGTTTTATAAATCTTGTGAAACAATCAGGCTTGTCACCTGAAAAAGCACAAGAACTTTATAAATCATTTAGAGATGGAGGATATGCGGGATTACAGAAGTTTGCAGATGGCGGTAAACCTAAACGAGAAACTAAAAATTTACGTGTAGATTCTCCATATTTAATAGAACGTGCTGAAAAAGACCCTGAGTTTGCGAAACAATTAGCAACATTTTTTAAATATATGAGGTTGAACCCGTATGCGTTGGTTGAACGTGATACACAACGATATAATAAAAACACTAATTTGTATGGAGGGATAGAAGATACTGTTGATAATCGAATGAATTGGCTTTATAATAAAAACGAAGATTTACTTGATTATTATGAAGACAATAATGGTAAAAAACGTATTAAGAAAGGTCAAGAAGGAGCTTATCAGAAAAAATATGCAGAACTCTCAGACAAACAGGTTAAACGTTTAGTTGAGAAAGGTTATTGGACACAACAACAAGCTGATTTGTTTAAAGACTATATATCATTTATGGATAAACAAGACACAGCTCGTGGGTTTGACGCAAAGGTTGGTGATTTTACTTCTTCTCGTTCTTTTTTAGGTATTCCTATTTTTAAGACAGAAGAAGAAAAGAAGATAGCGGAAGACAAAGGTATTTTTACATTAAAACAGTTTAGAAAGGCTTGGGAGAAAGATAAAGATAGTCTTATAAAAGCGGGAATTAGTAAAGAATCGTTTGATAATGCTAAGAAAGAATTGGAGGAAAACGGGGACTTGGATATGGGAATGTATTCTTTTGATAAACCTACACCTGAACCAACTCCTGAAAATCCTACACCTGAACCAACTCCTGAAAAAGAAAAAGGTAAACCTGTCACATTCGACAATCCTTCAAGAAGAGCTGTTGACGCACCTTTTGATTATTTGTTATTTCCTGACCAAACGCCTTTAACACCTGATGGAGTAGTTCCACATTTGATGGTTGATAGAACATATGAAAGATTAGACCCTGTTAGAATAAGTTATGAACCTCAAATGGTGGAAGGTCAAAGACAACTTGCACAATTACAAGATAGTGTTGCGAGTCTTCCTGAAACAGCAAGAGCTGCTGTACTTTCCAATGCAATGGCGGCAACACAACAAAATTTAAATAATGTAATAGGACAAGTGCAACTTGCTAATCAACAAAATGAAATGCAAACTGAGCAGTTTAACATTGGTCAATCCAATATGGAGGAGAACGCAAGGGCTCAGGATTTGTTGAATTTTGAACAGCGTCAATTAATGGCTTATGAAAACACAGTGAGAGATTATAATGATTGGTTTGAAAAAGTTCAGAATAATCGTATGAGAGAGTGGGAAACTCGTAACAGAATGGCTCAGGTGAACCAATTAACTGATAATTATAAAACAGATATTTTTGGTAGAACAAGAGAGATAGATACAGGAGAACGTTGGAGTAATAATGGATTTGCTTTGGATTATGAACGTTTATCAGCAGAGATTTCTGAAAGGTTAGCCAAAGCTAAGTTGGCAGAAGAAAAGGCAAAAGCTCTTGCTGCAAAACAAGAACATGAAGCAAGTATGTCTATTGTAAAAGGGGCTATTGGTAAATACAACAAAAAAGGATAAGGAATGGCAAGTGCATACGGACACAGACGAGAATATAAGGAATGGGTAAATCCATACGATGTTCAGTTGACAGCTCAGATACAAACATATCGTCAACGAGGACATGATACTAATTTTGAGAAGATACAAGACCTTTTAGACCAATATGGTTCTGTGGATTTACTTAAAGATACAGATAAATTGTATTTATATTCTCGTCTTCAAACATTAACAGATAAAATAAATCAGAGAGGTACAATGAAACTTGATTCCAATGGGGTTACAAGAGAATTGTCTAATATTGTTAAACAGGCTGTTGATGCAAATGTTATTACAGCCTACCAAATGACACAACAAGCAAAAGGTACTATTAATGATATTGCTCAGGCTAAGAAATTGGGTGCAAAAGGAGGTTATTCTGAAGTGAATGAAGCTGAAGCAATGGAACCTATAAATGCGTGGATGAATGATGGAAAAGTAGGTAGTACATTTGTTAATAGAGGTTATAAAAAATATGTAGACTACAAAAAGGAGCTTCAAGACAAAATGACGGAATTGTATAAAGATTCAGAACGTACAATAGATATACCTGTTGAAGGTGGAAGATTTAAAAGAACAACTGTTAAGGGTATGACTCCTGCAGAAGTATCTCTTTATGCGTCTACTTTGTTAAGTGATGAGGGAAAACAACAGCAACAGTTAGATGCGAAATGGAGGATATATAAACAAAGTACTCCTGAACAATTGAGTGCTTCTTTTAGTCAAAGTTTGGATAGTTCTATTTCCGAGTTAAAATCACAGTTGGAGGATGTCAAAGACAAAAATTCAACAACCGCTGTTTATTTGAAAGAAAATATTGATAAGTTAAGTTCCGTTAAAGACAGTTATCGTATTTTAGATACAGACACAGAAGAAGTTCGTCAGCAAAAAGGGTTAGCTCAGGCTAATTATTTACAACATAATGCTGATATGAATGGCTTACAAGCAATGTATCGTATGAAAACCATCAAAGAAACTTATGAAACAGACCAAGCCTATTGGAATCAAGCAAGAATGAATTTTGATGCTGAACAAAGAGGTTTGGATAGAGCTTTGAAACGTGAGCAGATGGAGATAGGTTTACTCAAAGAAGGTTTGCGTTATAATGCTAAAACAGGGCAGTTGGAATCTGTTGATGGAACAGGAGCTCCATACGACCCTGCTGTTAATAAGGCTACTGCTGATAATACTTCTCTTGATACAAATGATTTACAAAACGCAGTAGATGTGTTTCAAAATCGTTTACGTAATCTTATTAATGAATCAGATTCAACAGTTGATGATTTAATTGCTAAACTTCCGAAAGAACTGAAAAGTAATTATTATAATTATTATAAAGATAATAGTGGAGAACCTAATAATTATGTAAGAAAGAGAGTTGCATTGGAATCTGTTATTGCAGATAAGTTTACAAAAAAAGACCGTTTAACTTTTAAAGACGAGCTCCGTAAGATGAGTGATAATAAAGCTCGGTTAGATGCTTGGTGGAAAAAAGATAGAGAGGTTACGTTAAAAGCATCTGATGATATTGTAAGTCTTTTGATTAGTAAAATACCTGATTATCAGTCTTTATCTGATAAAGAGAAGACAAGTAGGTTGATGTATCAGGTTCAAAGAATCGGAAGTAATAATGTAACTTTGAGTAATGTAGATAAAAAAGCATTGATTAGGGTTGCAATGACTGAGGGTGGTAAGAAGAACATAAATGAAAATGATTTTATAAAACTAACATCACAAGGAACTGTTTTGACTAATAAAGAGTGGCAAGACATGTTTGTGAAATATCCTTATTTAAACAATATGATAGGAACTGCTTATAGTAATTATCCTATTAAAGTAGTTAAAAGAAATGAAAGAGGTCATACAGAATCTGTTATGATTAACTTTTATGCTCGTGAAGGTTCAGACAAAAGCGGAGATGATTATTTCACTTCAATGGGTTTAAAAAATTATACAGCTGAACGACTTTCTAATTTGTACTATCAAGGAGGTACAACTTCTTTTACAATGCCTACATTATCTTCCGATGAACGTAAAAAGAGTCCTACTTGGGCTTTTGTTTCAAGTGTTATAAATAATGAAAATAATGTACAACCTCAGATTCGTCGCAATGGTGAGGTAATAAAGTTGGGTAATGATGATGCAAGTAATAAGATAAGAGACGACTTGCGTAAACGAGCAAACGATGGTGCTCCTACAATAACTTTTAATAAAGGAAATAAGTTTTTAATACAAATAGATGGTTACGAAATTGTAGGAGATATGTCGAAAGCGTTTGATTTTGCAAGTAGAGATGGAATGGAAGCGTTTAGAAATGTTGTCTACATGAATTATAATGAAAAGGGAGGTTTAAAAGAAAAACCTCTTCCTATTAATTCTACTGTAAAATTAAATGGTGTTGAAGATTACCGAAATGAGGATTTTTACAATGACGAGGCTGGTAATAAGTTGAAAGAGATGTTTCGTAATGAAAAATTGTTAGCAGGAGGTGACGCGTATAAACAAGAATTAAAACCTAAAGTACAAGAAATTGCACCTTATTTATCTGCAATGAATGTAGATTATAAGAAGTTATATAATGCAATAGATACTTTCGTAGATAGAGGAATGACGGGTAATGTTTCCATAACAACCTCTCCTCCTGATAGTCAAAATAAACAAACTATAACATTTTCTCTTATTAATGGAAAAAACACATTGAGATTTTCACGTAAGTTTGAGTCTTTAACAGATGGTGAATATGAGTTTTATTTAAACGCTATGGAACATTGTCCTCAGGCTTTAGCTTATGATATTGCACAAAACTGTTTAGAAACAAAACAAGGTGTAAATGATTTTGTGAAATTTCTTAAAGGTCTCAATGTAGATGTTTCTTTACAACAAAAATAATTTTCAATAACTTATTAACAACTTTTCAACAATTTTTCAATAATTAATTAGATGGATATTCTTAACGATATAGCACAGTTAAAACCAATACCTACTGATTTGGGTGTTTACGATTCTGCAATTAACGATGTTGATAAAATAACAAATTCGTTTTCGTTACCTCAAGCACCATCATTTGTTGCACCTGAAACTTCTGTAGATACGAGTATTAGTCCTGATGTTTTAAACATTATAAAAGGTTTACAGAATAATGTTCCTCAACCACATTCAGAAGATTTGACAGCTTTAGCTAAAACAGGAAGCGGTGATTCTATACCTGAGTCTGATTTTTTTAAAGTGGGTAAAAATGTTGTAACTCCTGATATGTTACCTGATTTTACTTATAAGAATTTGCTTGGAGAAACTAAGTTGAAGTATGATACTTATGAGTACGGAAGAAATAATGATGAGATACAAGCATTAAAACAAACTCGTTTAGAAAAATGGGGCAAGGGTCTTACTTCTATGTTAGGTAAAGCACTTGTTCATGCAGTAGGAGGAACTGTGGGTTTAGCTGTAGGTGTACAGAAATGGATTGAAGAAGGAAATATAAAAGCATTTTATGATAATGATTTTGCAAAATCTTTAGATAGATTAAATGAGTCATTAGATAATTCTCTTGCCGTGTATAAGACACAAGAAGAGGAGAATATGAACATTTTGCAAAAAATGGGCACTGCAAGTTTTTGGGCAAAAGATATGACTGATGTAGGCGCATTTATGTTAGGTGCTGTCATTGTTGGTAAAGGTACAGGTTTATTAACACGAGGTTTGCCAAAAGTCGCTACAAAATTAGCTGCAAGAAGTGGAATGCAGGCAGTTAAAGCCGCAGAAACGGTGGCTTCTACTGCGGAGAAGGCTCGTTTAATGTCTACTATTAAATCACCAATTAAACAACTTTTACATTCAATGATGAATGGAGGTTCTACTCTCAGAGGAGGTGTTTTTGGAGTAGCGCAAAATGCTAACAATATCGGAAGACTTGTTAAGGGAATAAACACATTTGGACAAGTTACAATGTCTGCTACATATGAAGCAGGGGTTGAAGCAAGACAGGCTTTACAGTCGATGATTGATAATTATGTTCGTCAGTATCGAGAGTTTCATGGTGAAGACCCTTCAGAAGAAGAATATTCTGCGTTTGTAAAAGATGCAGTAGATAAGTCGAATATTGTATTTTTATCTAATATTCCTTTGGTTGCGTTAGGTAATTATGCAACAGTTGGTCGTATTATTGGTTGGCAGACACCCAAGTTTCTTCAACGTGTTGGAAAAGCATTAAACCCTGTGAGATGGGGAGAAAAAACGGCACTTGCGGGTGTTTCTCGTGCAGGTTCAACGTTTGCCTTTGAAGCTCCTAAAGGGTTTGCAAAATTTGGAAAGAAATTCTATAGTTTAATGGAAGCTCCTATAAAGGAGGGTCTAATAGAAGAAGGAGGTCAAAATTTTGTATCTACTTTTGCTCAAAACTATATGGCTACAAAGTATGACCCTACAGCTGGTTCTGAAAACCTTTCTTTTATGGGGGAAATGAGTAAGGCACTTTATGAAGCCTATGGAACAAAGAACGGTTGGGATCAGATAGGTGTGGGTATGCTTATTGGTTTATTAGGCTCTCAGGCAGGTAGAGCTACTGAGGCACATCGTTCTGGTAAAAGTGTAGGCCAGAGTATTGGTGCTTTTTTTACCTCAGATTATACTTCAGAACTTGAAAGGGGTGAAACGTTTGTAGATGAGTATAAAAAAATAACGGAAGAAAATAATAAACAATGGCTTTCACAAGAACAATTTGATTCATTCAATCGTCTTGCTTCTCTTAATCAACAACGAGTTGCAGATAAAAAAGCAGAGTTGTCTAAAGATGAGAGAGAATTGGCAATGATAAATAGAGCAAATCAACTTGCTCAATATCGTTTAGCTCGTGAGTATGGAATGGATGACTTTATAGGAGAACAGATGAAGTCTCAAATTGATTCTTTAAGTACAGAAGATTTGAACGAACTTGGTGTAAAAGAGCCACAACATCAAGAATATAAAGATTTTTTAAAAGAACAAGTTGATTATCAGTTAAAAGTAAATGAACAAGCCTATGATATAGCTGAAAATTTACATGAAAACCTTATGTCTCAAGAACAGCTTGAAGAGTTTGCGAAGATGAATGTAAGTCAATCTGATTTAGTATTTGCTACAGCTTTGGAACTTTCTATGGGATATGATGCGGTTGAAAGGACTCAACAACTTACTAAGGATTTAGAAGATTTGTTTGGTAATGAAGGTGCGGGTAACGCTGTTCTTTTGAGACAACATCTAAGTGAAACAAAATTTAAACAGTTAGAAGAAAAGAATAAATTAATAAAAGAGCGAGAACAGTTATCTGAAAAACAGAAGGAATTGGAAAATGTTCTTTTAGCTGAACGTAATAGAACGGTTACAGACCAAAAACAGATTGAAAAAAATGCAGAAATTAAAAACACTAAACTTAATGAAGTATTAGAACAAATTTCTCAGAATGAACAAAAAATTAGAGAAGTAGATAATAAAATACAAGCTCTTAATTATAGAAAAAACCAATTAGAAACAATAGATGCTAATACTTTGTTAGGCGGTATAACAAAAGGATTAGAGTTTTGGGGAGGTATTGTTAATTCTCAATCAGAATTAGATAATGCTTATTTAAAGTTGCAAGAATTAGATGATATTGTTAAAGGTGCAAGAGAAGAATTAAACGACCCTAATACATCTAATTATCGTAAAAAAGAATTGGAAAATTGGTTAGACCGTTATGCTTATTTGGTTTCTAATTTAAGACAAAATGTTTCAGCTTATAAAATATTGCATGATAATTTTATAGAAAGAACAAATCCTCGTTATGCTTATAGTAAGTTTAAGGAAGAAGCTCTATTTAATAAACGTAAAAACGATAAAGTTGCAGAGTTAGAGGAAAATGCTCCTGAATGGCAAAAAGAGTTGTGGAAAAAAGTAGAGGAAATTGTTGAAAACTCGGAATTAAATGATTATCAGGCATATCAGTTTAAAGCTAATGCTAAAATTTATATTAAACAAGTTGCATTAGACTTAGAAAAAAGTTCTGAAATTTCAGAAGTTATTAAAAATAACACAGAAGTTATTTCAGACGATGTGTGGCAGAAAGTAGAAAATGGTGAAGATGTTGAGGGTCTTAATGAAAATATCGCTGACAAAATAAATTCAAAGACGCCTCTTTCTCAAAGAGAATTAGCTATATATGCAAAGAATAAATCTGAGATAGATAATATTGTTGAACGTTTACAAATTGAAAACGGAGACCCTATGTCGTTTGGGTTTAGTAGTGGAGAAGAAACAAACACAACAATTAATAGAGCTAAAACATTTAAAGACGCCTTAAAAGACATTATAGATGATTTTATAAAAACAAATAATCGTCTTTCACAAGAAATTGTAGATAAGGCTGAAAAACCAACAACTCAAGATTACGAACGTTTTCGTGAACTTCACAGAAAAAAAACAGGACGAGATGAGAATGGTCGTATGACAGACCAAAAAACTCGTGAAAAGTTAATAAGTGAATTTGAAGAGAATGAACAAGAATATGAAACATTGCGGAACAAGTTAAATAATTGGGGTATTGTAGCAGGAACTGTTGCTAATGGTGTTAGATTGTCAGATATTATTGAAGTTTACGATTCAATTCAAGAGAATGAAAACCTTTCTCCTGAAAAAAGAATAAAACAAACGGAAATAAATTTAGATGAACTTCTTGATGAAAGTGAAAGCGGTTCAGAGTGGCAACCTACAAACAGAGGACGAAATTATAGAATTGGTCAGGTGTATGATATAGCAATGGTTTCTAAAAATAAAAATGGAAATTATGTTTTACATCATTACGGAATAGATAGTTTGATAGATGATGTAAAGGCAGCTCACCCTAATTCACAAGTTGAAGTTTTTGGAATACCTCATACTGCTAAAACAAGACCTGTTTATGAATCAGAAAAAAAGAAAACGTATAAAGGTGTTGAATTTAGAATAACAGGTGAAGATGGTTCTGTGACAAAATTTGTTGTAGATTTTGATGGAGAAAGAAACAATCTTGTTTTTGGAGAAGAAGCTGTTCCTTATTTTGGAAATCTTCGTATAATGCAAATTCCGTCTATTAGTAGAAATTATCAACCACTTTATAGGGAAAATGAAGATGGTACTTTTGAACAAGTGCAAGCTACATTTGACGGAGGAATAGATAATGTTGCAGCAAGAGAGATTAAAAGAGGTGACAAATTGTCAGCTCGAATTGTGTGGAATGACCCTTATAATACAACATTGTTACAAAATTATAAAAGGTCACAAAGAGCTTATGCTAAATCTCCAAATGAGGAGACTAAAAAAGAAATGTTAGATGCTCGTGAAAGATTGACTTCACAGGTTGTGATACAATTGGTAGATAATAAGGGTAGGGTTGTTTCTGTAATGAAATCTAATCCTTCGTCAGATGAACTTAAAGAAAATTCAACTGCTCCTGAAATGTTGGCATACCGTAATCGTGTTATGAATGAGGTAGACGAAGCTATTTCTAATAAACAAGACACGGGAGTTATGAATTTGAGTGACAAAATGTCTGTTGTTGTTGAAGAAGCATTATTAGGTGTTCCTAATATTAGAGTTGGTAGGAGTGAAGAGGGAAATGTAGTGGTACGTTTACAGCCTTTAACAGAACAAACTAAGAAGAAAGTTGTAGATGTTGGTTATATGCAGGACGGAAAAATTTATTCTAAAAATAACACAAAAGTTACAACAGGTCTTAACTTATTAAATCAATATCGAAATGAACAAAATAAAAGTAAAAAGATACCTTTGATATTCCTAAAAGAAAACGGAGATGTTGTGGCTTACCCTGCTCATTTACAAAGTCAAGGAGATTTATTACAACAGTTTGATTCTATTTTAGAAAACAACGATGTGGTACAGGCTTCTATATTATTAAATAAGTTGTTGTTTGACAATGGTATTTCTATCCAATTGTTTGGTGTTACTCCTGATATGATTTCCGAAAATTCTGTTGAATTACAGAATGTGAGACAACAGGCTGAAAAAGCACAGACATACAATGACCCTGTTAATTGGATAAAAGGTGATATGACAGTGGAAGAAGTGTTAGACAGTGATGTACAAGTTAATCTTGATATGGAGGGAGATTCTTTTTCAGCACCTAAATTAGTTTTTGATTTTGGAGTAAGAAAAGGAAAGACTATGGTAGAGAAAGTTAAAACACAGGACAGTGGTACAATCAGTGATGAGTTAACACCTTCTGTTGTAAGTCTTAAACAGATTTCAAAAGATAAAAGTGATAAAAAGAAAGGTAAAATTTACAAAGATAAATTAGGAAATGTTTATGAAGATTATTATGAAGGCGTTTCTAAACCTTTTGAGTGGAAAGGAAACAAGTATCAAGTTGTCCGCATAGCTACATTTGGAACTAACTCTATGTTGATTCTTTTGAATACTTTTTCTAAGGGGGTTGTCACTCAATCAAGTATTATGAAAGACCCTTTAATGTTAAAAGCGGTTAATAAATGGGTACGAGACAATGTGGGAGATACAGAGCCTTCTCCTATTATGACACTTGAAGAAAAATTATTTGTAAATTCTAAACCTGAAAATAAACAGATAGCTTCTGAAGTTACCAAACCTAGTTTGGAAACACAAGAAGAAAAAGAAAAAGTTGAAAAGGAAGTTGAAAGGGCTGTTAGAGAAGTTTCAGAAGAGCTGAAAGAAAATAACAAGGTTGAAAGTTTAAATCAAGTTTCAACGCAGAAGGAAAGAAATGTTGGAGAACAATCTTTTGAAAAAATCACTAAAATAAGTAGAGAAAACGTTCAAGAGATAGAAAAACCAATAGAAATGGCGAGTCAGGTTGTGGAAAAACGCAATAAATGTTAATTTAATTTACTTTTATAATTACTTGTTAATCAGCAGTCTTTTATAGATTGCTGATTTTTTTTGTAATTTTTTTGACAAAAAGTTTGTAGGTTTCAAAAATTGTTGTACCTTTGCACCGCTTTTGAAATTCTTATACATAAAAATATTAAAGTCGTAGGGAGGAAACATATTATTAAGAGTTTCAGAAGCACTCCTTGCGACTTATTTTTTTAACTAAACATTTTATGAAACAGTTGTTAAATGTTCAAATTGAAAATAACCAAGATTATGGATTGGTGGTGAGCAGTAGGATTGTTGCTCAAGGGTTAGGTAAACAACACAAACACGTGTTGGAAAGTATTGATAATCTTGTTAGTATGAGTACAGCCGAAAGTTCGGCTCTATTCATAATTAGCAATTATATAGCTTCTAACGGGAAAGAAAATAGAGAATACCTTCTTACTAAGAAAGGTTTTACTCTTTATATGTTTAATATTCAGGGATACAATGATTTTAAGTTGGCATACATCAATAAGTTTGAGGAAATGGAAAAGGAACTAAATGTAAGACGAGTTCCGCAAAACTATGCTCAAGCATTGAGAGAACTTGCTGATTCTTGGGAGCGAGAACAGATGCTCATAGAAGAGAATAGAACTAAAGATGTAGTTATTGCAGAGATGAAACCTAAAGTTTCTTATTACGATTTAATTTTAAGCTCTACAGATTGTCTCACTGTAACACAGATAGCGAAAGACTACGGAATGTCTGCTAAGAAACTAAATCAGGTTTTGTTTGATTTGAACATCCAATTCAAACAAAGCGGTCAGTGGTTACTATATCAAGTTTTTGCGGGAGAAGGGTATACAAAGAGTGAAACTGTTGCTTTTGAACGTCCTAATGGGACTATGGGTACTGCTTTACATACTAAATGGACACAGAAAGGACGTTTGTTTTTATACGAGTTGTTGAAACGAAACAACATTTTACCATTAATAGAGCGGTGAGATTAAAAAGAATGTTTTTAAATTATAAAATTTCTTATCAAAAAGTTTGGAGGTTTCAAAAATAGTTGTACCTTTGCACCGCTTTTGTTCCTCATTCATCATATTAAAATATCAAAGTCGCAAGGAGGAAACAATACATAGAATGGGTTTCAAAAGCACTCCTTGCGACTTATTTTTATTAATAATTAAAAATTATAAAAAATGAACAAGGTTTTAGAAGTTCAAATTGAAAACAATCCAAATTATGGATTAGTTGTGAGTAGTAGAGTTGTTGCTCAAGGTTTAGGCAAGCGACATTCAGATGTGTTAGAATCTATTGATAGAATTTTAACCAGCGGAGATTTCCGTTCGTTGTGTATATCAACAACTTACGAAGATAAGAAAGGTGAAGAGCGTAGAGAATACCTTTTAACGAAAGATGGTTTCACGCTCTATATGTTTAACATTCAGGGTTACAATGATTTTAAAATGGCTTACATTAATCGTTTTAATGAAATGGAAAAGGCTTTGGAATCTAAACAACTTCCTAAAACATTTGCTCAAGCGTTACGTGCTTACGCTGATGAAGTTGAGAAAAACGAACAGCTTCGCTTAGAGGTAGGTCAACAGAAACAAGTTATTAGTGAGTTACAACCCAAAGCCACTTATTACGATTTGATTTTAAGTTCAGTTGATTGTTTAACAGTTACACAGATAGCTAAGGATTACGGAATGACCGCTCAAGCATTGAATCAATTTCTTTTTGAGAATAAAATTCAGTTTAAACAATCAGGAACTTGGTTATTGTATCAAAATCACGCAGACAAAGGTTATACGAAGAGTGAGACTGTTCCTATTACTTACAAGAATGGTGAAAAGGGTAGTAAATTGAATACAAAATGGACTCAGAAAGGGCGTTTATTTCTTTATGCGTTGTTGAAAAACAATAACATCCTACCACTAATTGAAAGATAATAAATTATTTAGTAATTATTAAAAACATATGAAAATGAACAATGATGTACAATTGGATTTGTTCAAACAAGAACAAGCAGAAAAAGAATTGACAATCTCAAGTCGTGAGATTGCAGAGTTGACAGGCAAGAGACATGATCACGTTTTAAGAGATTGTGATAACCTCAATGAAAACTACGAAAAGATGGGCTTCCCCAAAATTGGGGAGGGGTATTACACCCATAAAAACACCGGTAGTCAGAAACACAGAGAGTGTTATCTCACAAAAATTCAAACACTTGATTTGATGACAGGTTATAGAATTGATTTGCGAATTAAAGTTAATCGTCGTTGGGAAGAATTGGAAAGACAAAGTTCCAAATCTAAAATCCCTCAAACTTACAAAGAAGCCTTACTTGAACTTGTTGCAAAAATAGAAGAAAATGAAAAGTTACAAGCTGAAAATCAGTTAATGTTACCTAAAGCAGAATTTTATGATGATGTGACAGGTTCAGACAGTTTGATTGACATGAAAGAAGTTGCTAAAGTTCTAAACTTTAAAGGAACTGGTAGAAATAAACTTTTTGAATTTTTAAGAAACAAATCTGTCCTAATGCGAGATAACACTCCTTATCAAAAGTTCGTTGATTGTGGTTATTTTAAAATCATAGAAGTTAAATGGTTTAATCCAAAGAAAGCCACAAATCAGATAACACTTAAAACAATGGTTTTTCAAAAGGGATTGGATTTCATATCCAAACTTTTGAAACAACATTATAAAAAGTAAAAATTACAACACTCTATTTTTAGAGTGTTTTTTTTTGATTATAAAAACCTAACTTTCTTGGAAAATTAAGGATTTTTTATTATATTTGCACTTTGAAATTGCACTTTGAAAATGACAAAAGACAATATAACAATGGCTAATGGTAAGAAAGGAATGAATCGCGAGGTTCACCCTTCTACTATGCAAGAGACCGAATACAGTTATATGCGTAACGGTAATATAGAAGAGAGTTCAGGTAATGTGATGATGTTACAAAACGAACCTTCTACATTACTTGCTACTCGTTTTAAAGAAGGTTATAAAGTTATAGGTGTAAAGGCTGACAGAATGTCAGAAGATACTTATTTCTTTTTAACAAATCCAGAAACAGGTTATTCTGAGATAGGTGTTGTAACTGGAAAGTGTAATTATCAAGAGTTGGAAGATAAAGAAGTACCTTGTGATGAATGTACTTCTGTTAATGAGTTGGGAAAACCTCTTGAAGAACAAGAACAGAAAGAGGGTTGTGTTTACAAAACATTAATTTCAGATGAGTGTGATAAAACACGTAGTTTCAATTTTGACATTTATCACCCTATAAAAGACGGAAACATTATAATCAAGGACGAGAAGTGTGGTAAGAGAATGTATTGGACAGATAATTATAATCCACCTCGTTATATTGACCTTGATGAGTTAGAAAAATATAAATATATTGAAGACGCTGTTTGTGATGTTCCTGCTAAATTAAAATGTGAAGAATGCAAACAAGACGATTATGTTAAGTGTCCGAATACAGATAAAATGAGAATATTTCCTATTTATTCTAAACCTTGTTTAGAACCTGATGTTATAATGGTAGGAGGTAATCTTAAAATGGGTACTTATGAGTTTCTTATCGCCTATTGTACAAAAGGTGGTGATGAGATAACTCCTTATATGTCTATAACAAACCCTATATCTGTATTTGATAAACAAAACTCAACAATGAATCAAACGAATATAGCAGACCAAACTAATTTTGGTATTCGTTTGAAGGTAAATGAGTTAGATAAGAAATATAAATATTATAAAATTGTTGTTATTCAGCGTACAGATGTAAATAATAATACAAGTTATTTTGTTGAGGGTGTTCATCCTACAACCGAAGATAAGGTTTATTATGTAAGAGAGGGTGAGAAAAGAATAACCCTTGAACAAATTTTACAAAAGAAAGTATATTATGAAAAAACAGAGGGTATTACAGAAAGTAATAACACTCTTTTTCATTATGGTTTGACAGCTCACAGAGAGTGGAACTTACAACCTGTTGTAAACTTTATGGGTGCTTTTATGAAATGGAGTACGATGAAAGCTGATGAAAGTTTATATGAAGACGGTGTTAATTGTTCATTGTATAGAGGGAATATGCGAGATGAGGTTTACCCTTATGGTATTTCTTTTATTACAAACACAGGTTATAAAACAGCAGTTTTCCCATTAATATCACGTCCTGCATATAGGGACGAAAAACGTTATGTTGTAAATCTTCCAAACAATCCCACCACAAAACAGATAAGAGCTGCTTTAAAAGAAACGAGTGACGCAAATATTCGTTCCATAAATGAATATAATCCTGAATGTTCTGAGACAAATCGTTTACAAGTGTGGCAATATTATAATACCGCTGGAAAAGGAACTTATTGTCAAGCAGACCCTGACGAAGAGTTTGAGTTTTTGAATGTAGATGAAGATAGAAAGTTTTCTATTAAAAAGGTTGCTTCTTTTGAGCTTAATAGTGCAGAAGATTACAAGCACCCTTCTAAACGTGTTTCTTTTAGATTAGACGTTTCAGGTTTATCAGCACGTAAGGCCAGAGAGTTGGGTGTTGAGAAAACTGCTTATAATAACTTTTTTGAATATTTTAAGACATTGTCGAATACAATTTATGAAACAGAAGATTTAGAAGATTTATACGCATTGTATAAAGATGAAGGAGACGATGAGGAAAAGAAACAGTTATGGCAAGCCTTTTGTAATTTTGCAATGAAGGGAGACCCTATTAAAAATAGTCCTCGAACTCATTTTGAAACAACATTCAGAAGTAAAAAATTTAATGAACTTTTAGGGGTAAATGATGAAGAGGCTAAGAATCAGTTTGATATTGGTATAGACCCTGCAACACAGACAGGTTGTAACACGCCTATTTATGTTCCTACTGAACAAGAGTTAGAAAAAGAACAAGCAGAAAAAGAGAATAGACCTGACAGGATTGGGAGATATAATTTTCTTTCAATAAATGAAGATGAAATAACACCTGAGAACTTTGAAGAACATTTTATTTATAAAAATGGAAATGAAATGGAACGTTCTTACGAGTGTACAGCTTGTCGTCCTTACGAAACAGATGCTGAGACAGAGGAGATAGTTAAGGCTCGTGAGAATCCTGATGATTTAAATACACCTGACAAAGTTAAGAAGTTAGACCAATTTAATGCTCACGATGTTGAGTTTATGTATAAATATGCGGATTGGTATAACGAAGGGATTAGTTATGATGAACGTTATTGTAAAACCTTTCGTATATTTCGTGACTGTTTTGGAGGATGGTCGCATCGAAGGGTGTGGGCATCTAGAATTGCACACCCTCGTGAAATATTTTTAAAACGTGATTTACAACAATTTACGAATATTGTGACAACGAATTGTAATCAGATTGTAGGTCGTGCGTTAGAATTACAGGCTTCTTCTGAACCTTATGAAAATACTATACCTTTCTTTTTTGGAAATTTTGGTGGTATTTGGAAAAACACATACAGTGACCATTTTTTAGAATACAAGAAGGGTAATGGTAAACAAGTTAATATTTTTGAATATTCTACAAATTTATCAGGAAATGGTATTTTGCGACTTGTTGAAGGTTCTGTTTATGCTTCTTTTTCAAATAATGGTATAAATAGAGGTGCTTTAGCATTTAAGGCAAAATTTGAGGAAGGTGTCACTAGAATGTTTTTGGAACTTGTTCCTTTAAGTAAGTGTGTGAGAAACAATGATTATCATACAATTAAAAGAGGTGCTAACGACAGGGAGCGTGAGATTTTTGAAAGAGTTCGTGAAACAGTTCGTGTTACAATTTTTAAAGATTCCACTCTAAGAAAGATTTTAAAACATGAACTTGTTGATTTAAGAACTAAACAGGAGAGTGGTGAAGATGGTATTTTTATAGAGTTAAAACAAGAACCGAATGGTTTTCGTAAGAATCAGTTTTTTTATATTGTTATAGAACCTGGTTATGAGGTAAGAACAGTAAATGTCCCTGAACGTTTGACAATCGAACAACAAATGGTTAATGGAACAATTGATGATGATAGACGTAGAAGTTTGAATAGATTTCGTGATTATTTAGGGAATTGGATTTCTGAAAATGATTTAGCTTCTCGAACTATTGTAAGAACGGTTGCGCCTTGTGGTTGTTTTTCTGTTGTTTTACGTAAAGAAGAAGTTAAGGAAACTGACCTTACATTTTCAAAAATATATTTAGATAGAGCAGTTACATTTAATTTTGATTGTACACATAAAGTTCCTTTGTATAAAGGTTGTAAACCCGTTGATTATATGAAAGGGGAAATGGGTTATTGGGAGTCTTCATTTAATTATCCTGATAATAAAGATTTATATGATTCATCAAAGTTACTTATTGAAACAAGTGATATACCTAAAGTATATCAGGCAAAATTCCGTCAATTTTATGGAAAAGATGGAAAATCTGATAAGAATATAAATGGAAAAAGTTATTTTGACTTAGATGAAAAAGCAACTCAGTTTTTTTGTAAGCCTATACGACATTTTCGTATGCCTGACAATATAACAGCTCCTTTTATTTCAGGAGAGGATTTAAATCCTTTCCAACGCAGTCTTATATATCCTCTTGGTGTTGATTTAGACCCTTATGTTATTCACGCATTTTTAAATGTAGCAGAGAAGAATGGACTTTTAACAAATCAAGAAAGGAACTCTATTGTAGGATACGAATTACATCGAGGTGACAGAACTCTTGAAAAGAGTATTGTTGCGAAAGGTTTGTTATATGACACTTACAAGTATACAGAAAACAACAAAGAGGTTTTTTATCCTAATTACCCCTACAATGCGTTGGGTATAGACCCTTTGCATTTTGATGAGAATAGAAAGCAGTTAATTGATCATCCTTTTAAAAGCAATCGAAATAATAAGTTTACATTTCACTCTCCCGAAACACATTTTAACAAACCTACTCTTCCACGAGAATTGAAAGTAGAAGGTGTTCAATATGGTGCGTCGAAGGGTGTGTTTGCTCCTGTTGAAGACCATTCTAAGTGGGTTGTGCTTGGAGATAAAGCGTTTAACAAGGCTTATCAGTTGGCGTCTGCTGAAGTGTTGTTTGAAAAAATCGTTAAAGCAGGAGAATTAACTGTTGAAGCATCTAAAAATGGGTGGTTTGTAGGAGGTTTCTCTAATGGTGGAGGTATGGTTGGTGCTGTTATTTCAGCTGTAGCACTTGGTCTTACAGTACATCAAATGATAGAACAGGCTAACTTTAAACGTAATAAGTTACAATATGAGTGGGAGAAAATATTCTTAGATAAGGGAGAACCTATTAACTTTGCTTCTTATTATACTTCTGTTGGTTGGTATAATTTTTTAAATGCAGATTTAGCAGGTGATAAGAAGGTTTCACAGTCAAATGGAAGTGTTTATTTTACAAAACATTCTCTTCGTGGATTATCTACTGCTAAATATCTAAAAGATGGTCGTTATTCTATAACTGAGAATGGAGCTAATGCCTCATATCGTTTTAATAATTTTCAGAGAGAAAGCACTGTATTTTTATCATTTGGTAAAAACACAAAAAACGCAATAGATTATGACGCTACTTATAAAACATATGATTATTTAGATAAAGAAGGAAATTATTTAAGTAGTAGAGATACCGCAGGTAGTAGGGGTGTTAGAAATACAGGAGTGAGTCGTGAACTCACTTCACAAATTGCTTCCATGTATGTACAGTTACGGAATTATGTACCTGGGCAGTATGGTAATATAGATTCTGTACAATGGTTACCAACAGGATTTTGTGGAACATTAAAATTAAAAGCGGGCACTAATAGTAAGACTTGTACAACTGCATTTGGTGGAGATACTTTTATTTCTCGTTTTTCATTGAAACGTAAGCAACCAATGTTCATTGCAAATGCAATGGGGCTTGCTCCGCTTACACCTTTCTCCTATACTAAACAGATGAATATTGGTAGAGCGAGGTTTTATGCTGACTATCTTGTGACATCGGAATTAGATGTGGGTTCAGGAATGATGCCATCACTTCGTTCGAACATTAATTTTGATACTGATAGAAAAGGTCTTAATGGAATGTATGTTGAAGCTCCTGCTCGTTTTTATTTGTATTATTATGGTATACCACAATTTTTAGTAGAAAGTGAAATAAATTGTAATTTCCGTTATGCTAAAAAAGAGTGGCATGAAAACTTTTACCCTAATGTTGGGGATTATGTAGAGTGGACACAGGAGAAAAATGTTTCTATAAAAAAAGATAATGAGTTTCATTACAATCAAGCCTATTCTAAGTTAGTAACACCTATGGGAGAAAAGAAACTTCCTGCAATTTATGATAAGAAGAAGTGGGATTGTATGAATAATGCACCTAATGGTGTAATTGCTTCTCAAACAGATAATAGTGAACAAGATTTAAATGACCCATATCTTGTTTATAGACCTCTTGATTTTTATCAATTTCCTAAATCTTATGGTAAACTAATAGATATGAGAGGTATAGATAGTGCAGGTGTGTTAGCTCGATTTGAAAATACATCGGCGGTATTTGTAGCAGTTGATACAACACAAGGAAAAGGACAGACAACTGCCAACTATTTATTAGGTAATGCTGGAATGTTCGCTCAAAAACCACAAGTTTTATCTACAAATGAGCTTGGGTATGCAGGAACTCAACATAAAACGATGGTTAGTTCTGAGGCTGGTTATTTTTGGGCAGATGCTAAGAGAGGTCAGGTTTTAATGTTTGATGGTAAGTCGGCACAAGATATCACTGAAGGGTTGCGTAACTGGTTTAAAGAGCAGCTTCCGTTTAAAATGTTAAAGGCTCGCGGAGAAGAAGACATTCTAACACTTGATAACCCTTTTATGCATCACGGTTTAAGTATGGGTTGGGATAGTCGTTATCAACGAGTGTTTTTGACGAAGTTGGATTACATACCAGGTGAATTTAAAACAAAAGAGATAGAACAAACTTTACGTAGGTACGAAAGGGTTTTAAATGTAGAAACAAAGCAAACAATTGTTGATGAAAATGACCCTAATACTTATAAAGAAGTAGAGAAAATAGAAGTTACATTTGAGGAAGATAGAACAAAGCCTCCTATGAAAGGAAGTAAGACTGTTAGTACTTTTCTAGAAGACCCTTTTTATTTTTTCTATAAAGGTGAAGTTCTTGAAGAATCTAAATGGAGAAATTCACAAGTTGATAAGAGTTATCTGAATAATGAACCTTTTGTAATGTTTGATAAAAAGGTAACAGATAAAAAGATTTTAGAGTTAAAAGAAAAAGTTCAAGGGGATAAAGAAAAGGTTGAAATTGAAGCAGATAATAATGTTTTAAAAGTAACTACATCTGTTCCACAGCCACCTAAACCTCCAACTCCTGCTGTTAAAGATAAGACTAATGTGTTTGTGTTTATCGATATTGACAGTAGTGAAGGGATGAGGTCTGATGGTGAAAAGTTCTCTAAGAAATATATAAATGTGTTATCTTATATAGTAGATTGGTGTTATGACAAGTTTAATGGTAAGGCGGATGAACAGTATGAAGGTTCTATTTATTTAATTGGACGTTGTGGTAAAGAACAAAATTTTATACAAAATACATTTAATGTTTTAAGTGGTGTTTCTTTATCATTACAAGAAACAAAAGATAGTTTATCAAACCAAAAAACAGAACCTCGTTGTGGTTCGGAGTATTTTCCTATAAAACCAACTGTGTTTGCACAAGTATATGACGTAAATGACCCTAAACGTAATTTTGTAAGTAAGTTTGTGAAATCTGAACTCCCACAAACTTATTCTTTGGAAAAGACCCTTGTGATTTCTGCTTTTACGAATACTTTGGCATTAGGTCACATGTCTGAGGAAATAGGTCAGATTAAAAATGATGAATTTGGTAAAGAACAGTTAAAGCTGAAAGATAATAAGTTTGTTACTCTTTTTACAAATCAGGATTACACTTATGATAAGTATAAAGAGGAGGCTTTTAAATTGTTAAACACAACCGAAACTGATGCGACCAAAGAACAAAAGGAAAAAGTTTATTTAGGTTGGACAAATGGTGGATTGAAAAAAGAAGGTAAAGATAATCCGTTTTTCTTATATATGTTTGAAGATTTAAAAAATGAACTTCAAAATATAAATCAAGAAAAAACCACATTTCGACATTTGTTGTTACCTATTTATCAAGAAGAGACTGAAACAGGAGAAGAACAGGGTGTTTACAAAGGTTCGTTTAATGGTTTAAGATTGTTTAATAGTTTGTTTGCTTTAGAACACGCTGATAAAGAGACTTTTGGTTTAGAAGAAATCGCAGATTATACTAATACAATAGGTGTTAATTTTCCTCATTTTAACATTAAACAGGGAGATGTGAACCCTTATTATTATGAAAATGTTTCTTATAAGGTTAATGAATTAGAGAATAGGTTAGCTAACAATAATAAAACGTTGAAAGAGGCGACACATCAGGTTTTTTCAGTGGATTATAATCTTAGATTTAAAGGTTCTTCATGGTTGGTTGCTGATTATTCAGCTCGTTTACACAGTGCTATTGATAAAGCAATTAGTAAAACGGATCTATTTGGTGAATTTAAACCTGAAGTTCAAGGTAAAGAAGTTTCTGAGGATGTTCAATCTAAACAAGAGTTAATACCTGTTACTAAAAAAGACAAATGGGTTGAGTGTGAGGAATGTCCTGCAGAGTATCCTAAAAAGGTTGTTACTAAAAAATACAAAGTGAAAGAACCTTTGATTTATGAAATTGTTACGGAGAATGTGGTCTTTCGTACAGAACGAGTTAAGAAATTAATTCAAGAGTATGAACGGAAACAAGACGCAAGTTTTACTCTTGCTTATTCACCTCTTACTAAAACGTGGATTTCATATTATGATTTTAAACCTGCTTATTATGTAAATCATTATAATTATTTTCAAACAGGTATAAATTATGGAAATGGAAGTCTTGAAAACAAAGATGAAATTGGTTTGTGGTCTCATTTGAAGACAAACAAGTCTTATCAGGTTTTCTATGGTAAACATTATCCTTTCACTGTAGAGCTTCCAATAGAAGAAGTTTATACAAATAGAATATTGCAAAATGTTGAATATTGGTTGGAGGCAAGACGTTATCATAATGAATACGATTACGCTGAAAATGCACAAATAGGCTTTACTAAGGCTTGGGTATATAATAATACAAATAACTCAGGGCAACTAAACTTATATTTGGCAGAAAAGAATAATCGTTTTCAACAGTTACAGTTTCCAAAATTTCACAGCAATTCAATGGATATTTTAACAACTAATAATGATAAGAAGTGGACTTTTAATTACTTCTTTAATCAGGTTAAGAACGAATTGAATAATGTACCTATTTGGAATTATGATATAAATGCTGTAGAAAAGGTTATAAATGAAAAAGCCATTTCTTATAGTCAGAGAATGCAAGATAGATTGCGTGGAGATTGGTTCTTTGTTAGGTTATCACAAGATAAAGAGAGTAGGTTTAAAACAATCTTTAAATGGTTGTCTGTTAAAGAGAAACTTTACAATTAAAAGTTATGACAGTGGAAAATAAACAGGTGAAGTTGAGTGGTAGGGATGCCGAACCTACCACTACCTTCAAAATAAGAACAAAAGATGCTTCTGTAAATTTAAAGAACATAGATTCTAATTTAATGGGGTATATTAATTCTTTACCAGAAGAGATGCAAAAGGAAGTGCTTGTTACTAGCGGTAATGATTCTGACGCTCATGCGAAAGAGAGTTGGCACTATCACAATAAGGCTGTGGATTTGAGATTTAGTCGAAATTTATATAATTATATGATAGACGACCCTAATCGTATAAGATATAAAATCTCACTTTATAACCCAAATCATGGAACAGATAAACACATACACATTTCTTCTATTGGGGAAGAAGGTGTTAGAAATGGAGCAAAAGAACATACAAAAGATGTGTTTTTAAATGTTTATTCGCCTGAAGCACAGGAATATTTGAAAGACCCCACTAATGCTAAGTTCAAACCTATAAAGGATAGAGCGTTGAGTTATGGTACTCAGTTGTATAAAGGCTCGACAGGAGCGAATAGTATTGCGGGTTCTGATGGTTTGTGGCAAGAGGTTGGTTATAAATCTTTAATGGAAGAAGAACATGGAAATGAACATTATCATAATTTTTTAAATATGTATAATAACGTTAAAGACTCATCAAATCTTGCAAGTTTAGAAAATTCAGATTATAGTTCGATACTTTCACAAAATCAGCTTCTATTATCAAAAATAGAAGAGTTGGAAGAAACAAAAAAGAAAGAAAATGAGTATAATACTAAACAGGCAATGGAGAATGAGAAAAAACAAGAACTTGCCAAAAGACAACAAGAGTTTGAGTTTATTAAAGGTCTAATAGAAACAACTCCTTCTTTGGTTAGTGAGGAAAAGAAACCTTATGGACAAGAAGTTGTTTATGACCCTAACTTGTTTCAAATAACAGATTTTCAAAATAATTTTAGAGTAGGTTAAAAAATGAAAAAGAAAGAGTTTTTAAACAAAAAAGCAGAATACCCACATATGGGTTTTAAATCAGATGACATTATTATAAGGTTTTCAAAACTTGAAGATTATGAAAGAGCACCTTTTACCTTTAGTGGTTTTATCTTTGATATTGTAGATAATGGAAGTGGTGGCGGGTGGAACAAAATGTATACAGTTCATTTGGATTCTGACAATTCTATAGTTTATCCTGAATTAGGAATAACAAGAATTAGTCGTGAAGGGTTTTTAAATCAGTTTAATTTCAGTCCTCGCGATAGTCATTCTAATATATCAAAAATTCAAATTCTTACAAAGTCTAAAATGACGGATGAACTTTTAGATTTTGGTTGTGAGGGAGGTGAGCTTGGATTTCGAAGCATTCTATATCGAACAAGTTGTAATAATAATGGGGTAAATAAGGCTTTTTTTAAAAAAGAAACACCTATTGCTATTACACTGACTTATTCAAGTCTTAAGCAGACGGGTAAAGAAAATTTTGTAGATAGTGTGAGAGGTCTGAAAGAAATTGTATTTCCTGATTTTAAATTTATATAAATAATGAAGAAAAAATTATTTACAAAAAAGTTAGGTAAAATAATACCTGAAAGTATTCTTATTTATTTTAGGAATTATCATTGTAGAGTTGATTTCAAATATACAAGAGGTGATGTTTATGAGAATGGTTATTATTGCATAAACCTATCAAAAATAAATCACGAAACAAAACAGGTTTTACCTAAAAATATTTCTGCTTTGCAATGGTTAACTTATTTTGTACCAAAAGATTATGGTGATAAAATGGATTCTTTATTTTTTGTAGGAGATTACAAAGAGATTGTGTTGAAAGAAGTTAATGAAGGGTGTTTTATAGAAGGGATTCCTCAAAATGAAATGAAATTTGAAATAGAATTTTTGGATTTGTCAAACATGTTTATAGAAACAAAATTAGATTTTACAGGCGTTCACGTCATTAAGGTTTTAAAGTTAAGGGAAAGTCAGAAAGAAAGATTAAAAGATAATCTTAAAAATGGTTTGTGGAAATTTCCTAATGTGTTAAAAGTTGTTGTAGTTTAGTTGATATAATAATTTTATGATAATCAAACACTTACTAATTGTAAGTGTTTTTTTTTGTAATTTTTTTTGTAAAATATTTGGTAGTTACAAATTAAAGTTATACCTTTGCACCGAAAAATAAAATACAAGAAAATGAAAGATGAAGAATTGAAACAAGCACTGGTTAATAATGACATTAAACGTATATCTAAAATACTTTCTGATAGTATTATTGAAACAAAAGAGGATATGGAAAAACATCTTTTGGATGTTTCTAAGAAGTGGTGGAAGAATTTAGATGGTGTTAAGTATTATGATTGGAAAGGTGATCTTTTTAAACATACTTTTCCATTTTATACTTTTCTATTGGATAGAGATTTGGTAAAAAGGACTTTGGAAGAAGACAAAAAAGCACGAAAAGAACTGATTGATAAAATTGACAACTGTTTGTCTCTTTCTTTTGAATGGGATACTGAGTTTTATAGTAATGGTGTTTTTATAAAATTAGATAGTAGAAGTCCGAAAGATTATATTCAGGATTTTCAGGAATCTAAATTAAAAAGTTTACGAACTGGAAGAGAAATTGTAGATGCGTTGATGGGTTCTTTACGAACTTTTGAAGATTTGTGTTTTTTAGTGAAATTGGAAGAACCAATTATAAATTTACATATAAAACCTTTTGAAGAATTAAATAGAAAGGAAGAGTGGCGTGTTTTTGTTAAAGATAGAAAGGTTATTGGGATTTCTCAACAATTTTATGAAGAAAATTTTAATTATAGTGAAAGATATTTGAACACTGTAAAAAATAATTTACAAAAGTTTATTGAAACAAAAGTTATTCCTAATATAACTGTTCCTGATTTTGTAGTGGATACATTAGTATTTTTACATGCTCGTTATTTAACAGGGGATAAGAGTAGAGAAAAACATAAAATAGTTATTATAGAAACAAATCCTTATTATTTATCTGACCCTTGTTTGTTTGAAAGTTATGAGGAATTGGAAAATACTAAAAAAACATTTAGGTTTGTTAAATAATTGGTTCTCTGTTATATATTTTAGTTTATGATTACAAAAGAAGAAAAGAAGCTACTTGAAAAAATGTCATTTGAAGAAATTCGTGAGTGGGTTGCAAATAATCCAAGATTCAGAGGATTGGATGTTGTTGTTTCAAAAGCATCAAAAACAAAAAAATCAAAACTTAAAAATATAAAAGAATGGATAAATAAAAATTTTACAATTAAATGCGAGGGTGTTATAATCAATAATTCTATTAAATTTGTATATGAAATAAAGATGTTTAATTTATATTTTTATACAAAGTTGTGGAGGTTTTATAAAAGAAGTATTGCATTTAAACCAAAAGCATATTTGACTTATGATTATTTTATTAATGAGTGTAAAGGAAATTTTTATTTAATGCCTTGTTTTCCTGAAAAATGGGAATCGATTTATGATAAAACTAAATTATTGGATGTAAAAGAGGCTTTTGAAGAATATATTAAATATAAAAATAATAGATAATTAAAAACTAAAATGACAAGAGAAGAATTTAAGAAACTTAAAGTTGGCAGTTTTGTTGTTCATAAAGGGGAAAACAAGGAAGTTGTAAGTAAAACTTCACAATGGTTAAAGTTGCGAGACAGTAGAGGTAACTACTCATATATTATGTTTGAGACGCTTCCAAAATTACATCATTGTAATAATAACAATCTAAAAGACTCAGTTGTTATAGTTAATGTTTATAATGAAAATGATGATTTGGTAGGTTCTGTTAAGATAGATGGTGGGTTGTACTCTAATCAATTAAAAGAATTTATGAAGTTTCCAAATGTTGAATGTTGTAATGAAGAAAATAAAGAGGTTTTGAGTAAGTTTTTTGAAGATGCTAAAATTAAATTACCAAACAATCTTTTAGAAAAATTTCCACTTTTTTCTAAAAAGCGTTTTTGTAATAAAAATGAAATAGAACAAAAAATAATTGATTTTGAAAATGCTGTAGACGAATATATAGATTCTAAAAAGATTGAGAATTACAATTCAAAAATGGTAAAGGCTTTTGAAATAAAATGGATTACTGAAAAACATTCAGGTTGTGTTACAGTTATTGCAAAAAACCTAAGTAGGGCTAAACGAAAATTGAGAAGATATTTAGAACGAACTTTTCAAGAAGTAATTACCTCTGTTGATTGTATAAAAACTGTAGATTTATTTAAGTAAATTATTATTAAATATATTATAAAATGACAAAATACAAAAAATTTAAAGAGAGTTTAAAAAACACAAATGTTGTGTGGTCAAAGGAAAAAACTGAACAAAATAACCTTATTAAGACAGTTTGTAAAATTATTGAAGACGTTTATGGTTATGAGGTTACAGATGATATGTTTGAAGAAATAGAATACAACAGTTGTGGTGATTTTAAAAGAGGTAACTATTGTTATATGGCAATGGTTCTTGATAGTGGTGTTCGCAGAACAGTTGCAATAGGTTATAAGATTGATTATTGTTTAAAGAAGGCGTATCAGTTTACAAAAGCTCATCCTGAATTGGTTTTTACTCACGTGAACAAGGTTTTATGGGGAGAAACGAAAGAAGAAAAGAAGATATTTATTAAAAACAAACAGAACTAATGAAGTTGAAGATTTTTGAAGGTTTTGCGGGAATGGAACATAAATATAACTTCAATTTTAATGGAAAATATTTTTAAACAATTAGGAATTATAAAATAAATGAAATTATGGATACTGAAATAAAAACAAATGTGAATTTCTTGGAAGATAAAAATTTTCGTTTGAAACTCGAAAAAGTGAACACTTTAGTTGAAGCTGTTACACCCTATATAAAAGAGAACTCTAAAATTTTATTTGTAGATTCTCAGAAAGAGCCTACTACTGAATTTACAATTAAAAGTAAAAATGTTTCGGTGGAGACTATTTTTTTAGAAAACGACGAGGATTTTTTAAACTATCCTGACGATAAGTTGGAAAGTTATGATTATGTGGTTGTTAATCCTCTCAGATATAGGTTGAATTGCGTTATGAAAAAGCTATTTTCAACTAAAGTCCCGTTTGTGTTAATTGTACATTTTAAAGAAGCACTGTTTGTAAATAAAGAGCGATTAACATTGATGAATGAAAATAATTGTAGTTTTATGTCCTTTTATAAATCTTTCCTTTCAAAGGGTAAGGACGGAGGAGAACCTGAAATGAAAGTGTTTCCTTTGGAAACAATCTTTTTGTGTAGAGACGTTTTTCCTGAAAAGTTTTTATCAGTAAAAATTCGTAAAAACACATTAACATTTATTTAGTGGTTATGACACAAGAATTATACAATAGTGTTTATAATGCGGTTAAAGCGGAAGCAAAGTGGTTATATAAAGATGTTAGCGATGACTTTATAGACTCTAAAGCTATAGGTGACATTGTCCGTAAGATGACAATGAATATGGAAGAGATTATGCGTGACGAACCTTACAAGCGACATAAGTAATGGAAGCGGAAAAGTTGTTAGAGAGAATAGTAGTGTTTAAGAAAAAGTCGATTAAAAACGTAGATTGGTTACAAAGTACTTTTGACAGGTTTTCCGAAGGTAAACATGTAGCTTTTTAAAAGGAACTGTTGATTTTTATAATCTCGAATACTTGACGAGAAGAAAAGGAATCCAAATTTATTATACTGAAGACTATTTAAAGATATTTGTCAATTATTTCTTAAAGAGAGGTTATATAAAAGAAGAACATAATATCTGTTTAATTTGCAATAGTACAAACAATTCGTTAATGGAAATACTCGACGAAGAAGGTTGCTACGAAGTTTCGTTTGCAGGTAAAACTTTAAAGTTTTCAAAATTTAAAGGTAGTAAATGTAGGATAGGCGGAGATTCCCTTTGGGATGATAACCAGTGCCGTTGTTGTCTTTTAGACATTACAAAAACAAGTTAAAATGAAATTAGATACAATAACAAATAAGAAAGAAATAGTGGGCGATATAAACCCAAATGATGAGTTTTACACACCGTATTACGCAATTGAACCGTTGTTGAAATACTTAAAACCTAAAAGTAAAATCCTTTGTCCGTTTGATACAGAAGAAAGTCTTTATGTTAAGGTTTTGGAAGAGAATGGTCATTATGTACAATTTGAGCATATAAGTGAATGTAAAGATTTCTTTAAAAGAAGCGGTGATAGCTTTCATTTCTTTGATTACATTATTTCAAATCCGCCTTATTCTAAAAAGACAGAAGTTTTAGAAAAGTTGTTTTCTATAAATGTACCTTTTGCGATGTTGTTAGGTGTTGTTGGGTTGTTTGAAAGTAAAAATAGATTTGATTTGTTTAAGAACAACAAATTTGAGGTTATGTACTTTGATAAACGAATTAGTTATATGCGAGATTACACAAGTGGTAAAACAGAATTAAACCCTCCCTTTAGTTCTGTTTATATTTGTCATAATGTTCTACCTGAACAGATAGTTTTTGAAACTGTAAACAAACAAAACTTTATATTTTTAGTAGAGACAGGGTTTCACCATGTTGGCCAGGCTGGAGATTTTATAAAAACAAATAAAAATGAAAATAATAACAGAAGTTGAATTAGAATCAACACTATTAGATTCTAATTCAGTAATACAAATACTGTCAGAAAATGTTGACCTTGAAAGGTGTCTGAAACATAAACCTGTAACTGCTGCACTTTTTAAAATTGCACAGACTGTTGAAAATCCAAATATTTCAATAGCAGAGAGTGATAAAGAAATGTTTTTTAAAGAACATTTTGATGAAATAACTCTTGAAGATTTAGAAATGATTGTAAATTCTAAACGAAAAAAATAGTAGTTAGTTTTTAAATTATTCTTTTTGTCCTACGGCTAAAATGTGTTATCTTTGCACATAGAGTTGTAGGACTCTTTTTGTTTATTAAGTATGAGGTTTGAAGAGTTTTTAGCAGAGTTTAAATCAGAAAAAGAGAGTTATCTGTCAGCAGGTTTGATAGATGATTTATCTGTGTATAAATGGGTTACACAAGCCTTGAAACCTCTTGGTAACAATATAATGGTGTTACAAGATACAATTGTAGATATAAGGGGTTCTGAGGGAGTGTTACCTGATAACTTTTTTGCTCTTTATTCTGCTTGGCAGTGTGAACCTAAGAGTTATTTTTGTAAAGAGGAAGATAAACCCATTTTACAAAGAGCTTGGCAGTGGGTGGAGAAAGTTGAACAAAGTGCAAAGTGGAATAGTTGCAATTTTTGCTGTGTTGAGGATGAAGAAAAAGTAATAACAGAAAAAGTTTTTATAAACGATGTAGAAGCTAAATTGTATTATAAAAATCCAAGATTGCTTAAATTAGGTAAGGGTTTTAAACGCTCTGTTTGTACTGAACATTGTAGGAATTTAGTAGTTAGAGATAATCCTAATGAAATTGTAATAAACGGAAGTACTATTTATACAAATTTTAGAGAAGGTACTATTTATTTACAATATTATGGAATGGAGGTTGATGAAAAGGGGTTTGTAATAATTCCTGAGTTGGGATTAGGAAATATAGAACAGTATGTGACTACTTATGTGAATTGGAAATTTTATGAAAAGTTGTTAACTAATCAAGATGAACCTAATGTGGTTACACTTTTTCAATATTATGCACAAATGGTGGATAAACATAAAGTTTTAGCTCTTACAGAAAGTAAATTTTCTAAATTAAATCCTAACGATATAAAAGAAGTTGGTAGAAGAAACAGAATGGTTTTAGATGCTTATGAAAAAGCATATAGTTTTAGTAGATAGATAGTATTTATGAAAAAGAAGCAGTTTATTAGTAAATATTTGAAAGGTAGAGAAGAATTGTTTTCTGTTGAATACTTATTTAAAGGAGTTGATTTAGACTTAGATGATATTTTGTTAAACAGTTTTGGAACGATAGGATTGGGTAGAAATATTGAAACAATTGATAGTTACAGTCAATATAAACAATATCATAATTTTAAGTATATTAAAAAAGAAAACAAGATGCAAACTAAGAACAAAATAAATCCTTTACATTTTAAATGTTTTACACATAATGGACAGTTAATAGTTCATGGTGCAACAAAAGAAAATTTTAAAATGGATGTTGTTATACCTGTTGTAGAACAACAAGAATTTGAAAAATTGGAATTTGAAGATTTTGAACTTGAAAACAAATTAAATAAAAACGACGCTATTGTATATCAGTATAAATTAAAACAGTCTGTAGATTTGTTAACATTGATTGAAAATTGTTCTCCAGTTACCACATATCGATATTTTTTAAGAATTAAAAAGCTATAATGAAAACACAAAACAAACACAACATATTTATATTTTTATTTTTTGTTGCTCTTATTGCAGTTGTATTACAATACAAATTTTGTACAAGTGAAGAACAAAAAATGACAGCAAAAGAACTTGCTTATAAAAGACAATTGATAGAACAAGATAGTCTTAGAAAAGTAGACAGTGTAACATATGCTCGTCTTGTAAACGACATGTATAAAGAAAGAGAGCTCTCAAAGGTTCTTGAAACTGAAAACAAAGAGCTTTATAACAAGTTGAAAGAACAAGAACAGAAAGTGATGTCACTTACTAAAGTAGTAGGAAAGTTAAAGAGTCAAAAATCAGTTATACCTATTGTAAACAATGAAGGTCAAAGATACTTTGAAGATTATTATCCAAAAAAAGAAAATTATTTTGTTAGATATAATGCACAAATTGGTGAAAATAAAGTTGATGGCGAGTTTGTCTTTCAACCTTTACATTTAGATTTGGTAATTACTGAAAAACAAAAAGGTGTCTATGAAGCCTATTTGAATGCTCCAAGTTGGCTTGAAATCAGTTCATTAGAGGTTAAGTCTTTACCTTTAACATCACCTTCGTTAAGACCTGACAACTTTGATTGGGTGTTTGGTGGGTTAGTTGGTTATTCTTATTTGGACAAAAGACCTCTTTTAGGGGTTAATGGGGGATTTAGATACAAAAAAACTTTGTATTTTTTACAAGGTAGTACAAATCAAACATTATATTTAGGTGTGTCAAAGTTATTTTAAAATGATTTCAAAAATACAAATAGATTTTCAAATTATTGACACGGGAGACCCTCGTGTTTTGATGATTGCTGATAATTCATTGTGGGGTCAAATAGAAAATAAGCCAAAAGTTATAGAAATAACTCTACCAGGTAATGACCCTGAAACGGATAGTGTTGCTCATTACTTTCAACCTTATCAAATTAATTCTTTTAATTCAGAAACATTAGGTCTTACTTGTGACACAGACTGTCCTGTAGAGTACGGTGAACTACCAGATGGAGTTTATACAATTACAGTTAAAGGTTCTCCTGAGAAATATCAACTGACCAGAAAGTGGTTGAAGATAGACAATACTCAGTTGGAATTGGATAAACTTTTTATTACTTATTACAACTCTTGTAAAGAAAATAATAAGTGTTTTAAAGATTTAATAACAGATACTCAAATGCTTATTGATGGAGCTAAGGCATCTGTTAGATTTGATGATGTTTGTAAAGCTCAAGAACTATTATATAGAGCTCAG